GAAATGACGATTGAAGCTAAGAACTTCGGTGGATATTACTACATTGAAGCTTCTACTCTCTTCCGCGATGAAGCTACTGGCGAGGACCTCCCAGCAGAATTCATTATTCCTCGTGGTAAGATTGAATCTAACTTCACTTTCCAGATGAACAACTCTGGCGACCCATCCGCATTTGACTTTAAGATTGATTGTATGCCAGCATACACCAAGTTCGATAAGTCTAAGAAAGTTCTTGCAACTCTCCAAGTTATCGATACTGCTGCTGGTGGTCACGATTACACCGATGAAGCTGTCCTTGGTCACAAGGGCCGCACGAAAGACGAAGAAGCCGCTGGTTGGTATTCTAAGTCCATCTTCGGAGCTTAATTTATTAAGTAAAAAGAATGAGGGGTATCTTCGGATGCCCCTCTATTTTTGAATAGAGGAAAAATGATTTTAGCAGATAATTATTTGCACTTTAAATTTGCGGATATGGTTGACGATAGGAATTCTTATGACCCGCTTAGCCAATTCGCATATGCTAAAAATGGAATACAAAATTTAGCTTTACAGGGCGAACAATTACCTGCTGAATCCTATGTTGCGGAAAATTTAACTGAATACGAAAATTTGCTGGACTTTTTCCGCAGACCAGAATATAAAATCACCAAAAGAACAAAGCAAACAAATCCACAAAATACTGAATACTCTTGGGATTCTAAATTTAGTGATGAAATTACAGGCAGGTCAGAAGATTTAGCTAATGATATTTCTTTGTTTGTCAATATGTTAAAAGCTATTACAGGTGAAATTTGTAAACAACTTGGGGTAAATTTTCAAGAGTACGCGGCACAGCTTGTTGCGGAATATGCTAAAAACAATAGCTATTCTAGTCATGCTTCTTTAATTGGTTATGATATACTTTCATCTTTCTTGTCAACAGATGGCTTTAAAAAGATACATACTTCTCAAGTTGCCAACGGTGGACTTGGTAAATTCATTGAATCAGCAGCACTTTTAATAGAAACATTACCATCTTACACAGGCGATGCGGAAATTGGTACAATTAAATATCAAGCTTCTGATGGCAGTACTCAAGAGACGAAAAGTGGTAAAGAAACAATCTTTAGGCTCTTGGAAAAAATTCAAGGATTATATGAAACCGCTGTAGATGATGGCGCGGAAATTGCATGGGAAAAAATAAAAGAAAATTTGTTCGTAACCTATGTTGAAGCTTTAGATAAATTAAATAAAGAAGTAGCTCTAAGAGGTCAATACGGTAACAGCGGAAAATCAAATTTACAAATTACTGCAAACACTATTTTCAATAATACCAAGAAAAGCGATACCAATAGGACTCTTGTTAATTTAACAAAACCAGGTGTGAACATAGTTGTAACAAATGATTTAGTTAGAATTACTTATGAAACATCTATTAAAGAATACCGTGGTTCTAAGAGCATTAAATATTCTAATCTAGGTATGGCATCTAGCGTGTCATTTTTAATGGGTGTCCAGATGGCTTATCCTAATATTACCACAAGTAAATTAGTAAACTTAGCGGCTGCAAGACCTGGTTATGGTATTTCAAGCCATGAAAAATACGATGAAGAAGAAATTAGTAAAACTTGGGGAAATGTCGTTCAAAATACTGTCACAGCTAGTTTGTTAAGCAGTATCTCTACTTTAATTGGTCTTGAAGGATATAAAAATACCTATCTAACATTAGGCGGAAAAGCTATCCCTATATCAGAGGTTATTTTGAGTTTGCGGACCTCTATGCAGACAGGATTTGCGGAAAATGCTTTCTTTTCAAATAATTTTTCTCGTGATAATTTTACCGCAAGCAATGAATGGATTTGGCAGAACGAAAAGAGTAAAGACTATTACAGTGACCGCAATTTAAACAAGGCTTTAGAGAGGTCAAAGAAGCTTTATCACCCAGTTCTTGAAAAATTAAATCAAGCCAAAATGGATATTTCTTTAAGAAATTTAGAAAGTTTGCTTTAACTTTTTCTAATTTTGTGATATAATATAAGAGTAGAGTTTTGAGTAAAAAGGAGAAAAGATGATTGATATTTCTTTCGAGAAAGAGCGTTCCATCAAAACACAAGATATGTATGACATTATCTCATTTGCGATTGAAAGTGCAAATGAAGGCGGCTTTATTAATACCTTTGTCCTAGAGAGGGCAATCTATGTATACACCGCACTTATTTTAAATGAGGAAAAGCGTAAAGAAATCCAAGAGAAAAATGCAATTTCTCCATTAGCCGCATGGGATTTTATTGTGGAAGAAGGAATTGTTGAGGAGCTTGCAGAAAATCATGCTGCACTTTTAGAGAATCTTGCTGAGTATGCCGCTGTTTGGGCAGATGACCGCATGGAATATGAACATTCTGTAAGAGGACTCTTGGACACAATTCAAACTGTCTCTGGTGATATTGTGGAGAATATGCGCAAGTCTCTTTCCGAAACGGTTGAAAATGGAGACGTAAAAGAGGTTCTCAAAATTGCGAATGACTGGGGTCTAAATAGAGACATCAAAGAGGATGAAACTGAAGAAGAATCTCTTTTCCACGTTGTTGAGGGTCAAAAATAAATAAAAATAATTAGCCTACTTTCAAAATAAGTAGGCTATTTTTTTATGCCTATAAATGAGAAGAAAAAGGAAGCCTGTAAGATACTTGCTGGCTAAAAGATAGAGAAGGTGGTTTTATTGGCTAAATACTCACAAACAGTTGAGTACAATCTACGTACTTCCTTAGACGCTAGTGGTATCACCAAACTACAGACTGAATTAAATAAAGTTAGAGCTACCATTCAAGAAATGGGCAGCGGAAAAGAAGAATTATTTGGTTTTGATATTGCATTAAAGAATATCACAAAAATTCAATCACTTCTTAATAGAAGTTACAATTCCCGCATCGGTATGCTTGATTTATCAGCCTTTAATAAAGGCTTAAAAGAATCTAATCTCAGCCTTGTAGACATGAGGGCATCTTTTAAGCTTGCGGGAAATCAAGGTCAGCAAGCCTTTACCCAAATGCTCGGTAGACTTGGACAACTTGATACAGGTTTAAAAGCTACCAGCAGCACAATGGATAAAATCTTCAATACCGTTGGCAATACTGTTCGCTGGGGTATCGTCGCTAGCGGCTTTAATATGATTAAAGCTTCAATGCAAGATTCTATTAAATATGTTAAAGAATTAGATAACTCTCTTACTCAAATCATGCTTGTTACGGACTATTCCCGCAAGCAAATGAATGATTATGCTAAATCCGCGAATGAAGCTGCTAAGGCTGTCGGTTTAACTACAACTCCAATGACAAATGGTACTCTTGTTTTCGCGCAGCAAGGTTTTAACCTTAAAGATTCTGCTCAATTAGCAACTTTATCAGCTAAATTAGCTAATGCTTCTGAGCAAGATACGAAAGATACATCAGACCAAATTACCGCAATTATGAACGCCTATAATCTTTCTGGTGATGTTGAAAAACTTCATGCAGCTCTTGACTCTTGGGCAAAAGTCGCTAACGTTTCTGCTGCGGACGTTGCGGAAATTGCGGGTGCGGCTCAAAGAGTTGCGTCTACTGCTGCTGCAACAAACGTAACAATGGACCAGTTAAATGCTCAAATCGCAACTATTGAAACTGTTACGCGAGAAGCACCAGAACAAATTGGTAATGGTCTTAAAACTTTGTATGGTCGTTTCTCTGATATTAAACTTGGTAAAACACTTGAAGATGGTGTAGACCTTGGTAAGGTAACTAAGGTACTTGATAAAGTTGGCGTACAAGTCTTAAATGGCGATGGAAAACTTCGTGGTGTTGGTGACATCATGGAGGACCTCATGGCGGTATGGAAGTCTATTGACTCTACCCAAAAGGCAGCTATCGCACAAACCGTTGCGGGCAAATTCCAGCTTTCACGTTTTGAAGCTTTAATGAACCGTGGAGATTTATACGGTCAATATAAAAATGCGTCTGAAACCGCAAGTGGTACTCTTGACCAAATGAACGAAGAAGCTGTTAACTCATTAGCAGGCAAGAGTAAGCAGATTATGAATAATGTCGAGGGAATTACCGCGGCATTATTTAATACCGATGATGTTTATCCAGTTCTTGATGGCGTAAGAGATTTACTAGGCTTGACCAAAGATTTCATTGATACTCTTGGTGGCGGAAAAACGATTATGCTTGGTGCTTATTCCCTCATGACAAAGATGTTTAGTTCTCAAATGTCTGCGGGAATTGCTAATGTAATTAAGAATATGAATCTTGCGCAAACAATTCAAAACAATAACCGCATGGCTTTGCAGCAAGCGCAAGAAATGGGTTTATTAAGTCCTGACCTCAATTCTTCTGATTATGAAAATTTCTATGATAATTTAGATAATCCTCACTTGGAAAAAGTGCTTGACTTTATGCGCTTTGGCGTTAAAAACAGAAGCACTTTCTCAACAGAAGAAATGGAAAATTATACAGCGGAATTAAACAAAACAGTTGCTCTTGAACAAGAACGACTTCAAATTCTAGAAAAGATGTCCACCTTAAAAGATGTTAGTAACCTTATTTATGGTGGAGATATTGTCACTAGAGACAAAGAAAGCGGAAACCTCAAATTCTCTGATACGTATGACCAGGTAGGTGACATTTTCGGTCCTAGTCTGTTATATGATAATTCTGCTGTTGAAATGCAAAGAAGTAATTCTACAGCGGCTTACAATTCTATTGCAAATATCCGTGAGAGTATGGCTGAAATTTTCAGTAATATGCGAGTTGCGGGCGATTTAGATGCCGAAGCACTTCAACTTCAAGAGGGCGAACTCCAAAAAATTGAAAAGAACTATCAAAACATTCTCCATCTAGTATCCGCGATTGACGATGAATACTCTGATAATCATTATTTAACATTAGCAGAACAAGAAACTGATGAATTAGCTGAAAGTGTTTCTCAAACAGAGGACCCTCTAGACCGTTTGATTATCCGCATTAATCAATTAAAAGACCTCTTTGAAGATATGAAAACAGAGGGTCTTGAATTCTTTGACGGACAATATGCGGAACAAATTATTGCAGATTCTATTGGTCAATCTGATGTTCTTCTCAAGGGATTGCAACAAGCTAAAGAGGATAGTAAGGTTATCTTTGCCCGCAGGAATAGCGATTTAACTGGCTTAAATGACCGCAATCTTCATAACGAAGCTGGTCGCATTTCCCAAGAGGGCGTTAATGAAGGACTAGAAGAAGAAACGGCGTTAAGGCATAGAATCCAATCTACTATTCAGCTTTCTAGTGCTATTGGACAGCTTGGATTTGCTTGGTCTGCTTTCCAAAACCTCGGTTCTTTATGGGCAAATGATAATACAACTGATGGCGAAAAGGTATTGCAAACGGTAATTAATCTCTCGATGGCAGTACCTAATATGATTAGTGCCTTTAGAGGATTTAATACCAAGAGTCTAAAAGATGCACAACAAACATTTGCGTCTATTGGTGAGTTTGTTAAGGGTAAAGCTGTTGCTGGTTTCTCTAGCATGGTAGATGGCGCAAAAGAATTTATTTCTAATTTTTCTAAAGCACCAGAGCAATTTAGAAATGCTCAAAGAGCAGCTACTCTTTTCTCCGAGTCTATGGAATCATCTAGAGTTGCGACTGCGGGAATTGCTTTAAGTCTAAATACTATTTTACCTGGATTATTTATTATTGCGGCAGTTGGTTCTGTCATTGCTAATACGATAAGAGAGCAGCAAGAAGCTGTTTCTCGTGCAACTATTCAAGCTGGCGAAACCGCAACTGGCGATTTTAATAAGATTCGTGAAGCTAAACAGGCTTACATTGAAATGTACCAAAAGTACAAAGAGGGCAAGGCTAGTTCAGACGAACTTAAAAAGGCTTCTGAGAGTCTTAATAAGGCTCTTGGGAATCAAGCAGATACCCTTTCCGCAGCCAATGGTCAATGGGAAACTTACAATAGAAATATTGAACGTGCGTCAGAAGTAAAACTTGACGAAGTTATCCGCACACAAAACACGGCTTTAAACGAAGCTGGTAGAAAGTTTGCAGAATCTGCTGGTGCTTTTAACCCTTTTTCCACACAATTTGCGCCAGATAGTAAGTTCGCTGGCGGAAATCAAGCTGTTACTGAAGCTTACAAGAACTCTTCTTCTTTGACCATGAGTAGTATTACAGGAGACTGGGGATTTGTCAACGGTACTTCTGCGGCTCAAAGAGTCCAAGATATTCAACGAGTTGATGAAGCGTTTAACAAAGCGATTGAATCTGAACGTGCGCTTGGCCATGATGTTGAAGTTCTTGTCGAGGAGCAAAAGAAACTCCATGCTTTAAGAGATTCTCATTCAGAAGAACTTAATCAATATCAGACAGCCAGTCAAAACTTGACCGTATCGCTTACTGACAAATATAGCTCAGATAATGCTCCCGTTCAATATCAAAAAGGTGAAACGATTGAGCAATATCGTAATCGCCTTGTCGAAGATTTACAGAAAAAAGGTTATGTAACTGGGCAAGACGAAGCCGAAGCGATGGCAGATGGAATTGTTGAGGGTACTTCAAAAGTCGTTTCCAATACTCAATGGCTGAAAGATTTAGCGAAGCAACGAGCTTTTGAAGATGCTAATAAGAAATACGATAATCTTTCTGATGAACAAAAAGCCGCAGTCGCTAAAGGTTTCAATAATTTTGCTCCTGGATATGATAAAGATAAATATGCTCAACTTATGGCATCTATTGATGAAGATTCCTCTGTTGAGAATATTCAAAATCAATTAAAGCGAATTAAGAGTTTAATTCCAGAAGAAGATAAAACAATCCAATTAAAGACTGATTATAAAGACGCATACAAGGAAACAAATGGTGCGGTCAATCAGTTAGATTCTATTTGGTCACAATATGACAAAGATGAATCTGGTGGTTTTGATAATCAAGAAGCCGCAAAGTTACTTGCGGAACATCCCGAATATGCTGGCTATTTAACAAAAGTTGGTGACCAGTATAAACTTAATCAGCAAGCTTTAGATGACTGGAATGAGTCAATCAAAGAACAAAATCAGCTTGTTGATGATAATATGGGCGGTACGCAATCATTTGAGAATTATAGGGATATTCTCGCATCCGTCCAAAGCAAAAATTCTCATCAAAATACACACGATTACGGTATTGGAAATTCTACCGAAGGTGTTGTAGAAGAACAAACTAATTTCCAAAACATAGATTCTCAGCTAGACGCTCTTGTTAACAAGAATGAAGAATTGAATCAAAGTCTTGCGGAAGGTAGCATTAGTACGCAAGAATACTTTGCTTCAATGAGTTCTAGTATCGAATCTAGTGGATTATATGATGCCTTAGATTCTCTTAACGGCAAATTTGATACAACTACAGATTATGCGGAAGAAATGGTATCTGTACTTGGTGCGGAAGTTTCTGATGCTCTTATCCAATCCAATAAACGCTTTGTACAAGGAAAAGAATCTGTTAGCGATTATATCAAAGACCTACAAGGCGGAATTGAAATTCAAAAGAGGTTAACAGCTTCCACCTATGATTTACAAGAATCAGAAGATGGCTTATACGAAGCTGTAGATAAAAATAACCAAGCTGCGGTCAATGCGGCTGATTCTCTCAATGCTCTGACCCGCACACAAAAAGAACTATCAGCAGCCTTAGAAATCTCTGATACTCTTGGACAAAATGCGGAAATGCTAGAACAATACACAGATGCCGCAGGTCAGCTCACCGATGGTATTCTCGATGATTCTAGATTTACAGATTATATGAATAGCCTTACTCAGAGCTTAGTTGATTTTGCGGCGACTTCGCAAGACAATTTTGCTGCTATCAGTGAAAGCCTAGCTAATATTGCAAATGTTTCTGTCGATGAAATGAACTCCCTGCTCACTGCTGCAATTAATGGTAGCGCAGAAGAATCCGCTGCGGCCATGGCTCAAATCGTTGACATGACTGGTATGAGCGCAGACCAAGTTTCTCAAATGACACAACTCGCAATGAATAGTACTTCTGGTGCATTAATGAATGCGCAGCAGGCTATTGGTCAAGTCCTTACTGCACTTGGCAACATGATTAAGTCTTTTAATTACACCATTGAATTTGAACCATTTATTAAAGGTCCTGCCAATGGTAAATGGATTGATATTGAAAATGGTAAAATTAATCTTCCTACCTTTGGTTTTAATGCTAAAGGCAAGGGCGGCGGTAATGTAGCTTCATTTGCTGCTGCTTTGACTAATGCTGGTAGTTACTTTACCAATGCGGGAAATACCGCAGCTAGAGCGCAAGCTATCAGTGCATACAAGCCTGTTGGAAACAACGCCGTAGGTCAAGGTGCTAGAGGTGCTGGCTACGGCGGTTCTGGCAAGGGTAAAGGCGGAGGTGGTGGAGGAAAAGGCGGCGGTTCTGGAAAATCTTACGAACCAAAAACCAAAGACCTCGAAAAAGATGAAGTAGATAGATACGAAAGAGTAAATGCCTTACTATCTGCTGTTGGAGAAGATTTATCAGTTATCCAGAAAGAAGAAAAGCGACTAACTGGCAAAGAACTTCTTAAAAATCTTGAATCGCAAATTCCGCTGTTACAAAAACAGATTCTTCTTTATCGTGAAAAGCTAAAAATCCAAAAGCAAGAAGCAAGTGAACTTAGGGACCAATTACAATCTCAATATGGACTTGCTTTTGACACAGAAGGATTTATTGCCAATTATCAGCAGGTTCATGATGAACTACTTAATCGTGTCAATAACCTTATCGGTCAGTACAATGCTACTACAACCGAAGAAGGACAAAAAGACCTCGATAAACAAATTCAATCTGCTAAAAAAGAACTTGATGATTTTAACAAGACCTACAAGCGATATGACACGCTCTGGTCAAAAGATTTAAAAGATACCCAAAAGCAGATAGAAGATATTACTGATTCTATTGAGGATTTACAAATTGAAGCTTTCAACAAATCTGTTAAAGCTTTAGATAATATTAAAGATATTCAAAAGACGCTAGAGACATTCCAGCATAATATGAATCGTGGACTTGATAAGAATCCATTTGAAGAACTTGCGGAATCTGGCGCAAAATTACAGAAATACTTTGATATTAAAACTGCTGATAAATACTTTGATGAAATGATTAAAAATTATAGCCGACTACAGCAAAAAGCTACTGAACAGTCCGCAAAAGACTTCTATCAGAGAAAGATTGATGAAGTTAAGGCTGGAAGGTCCGCACAAGGTAATGGTAGTATGGAAGCTGGCGGAACTGGCTATTTTGATATGGCGTGGCAAAATGGCTCTGAAATTCTCAATCAACTTAAACAATATGAAGAGACTGGTCAATCTGAAATCTTTGGAGAAAATGGCAAAGGTTTATATGATTCTGCAAAAGATATATTTAACCAAATGTCTAAACTCCTAGAGGACTATTGGAGCGACATTGATGATGTTCACAATAAGATTATCGAAGCAATTTCAGACATTTCTGACCGCATCGAAAAGCGCAAGAATCAGTATTCCGCAATCGCAGACGAACTAGAACACATTGCGGATATTTCTGAACTTCTTCATGGCGACAAAGCTTATGAGGAGCAAAATAGAATCCTAGCTGCTCAACAAACAAATTATCGTGCGCAACTTGCGGAATACCAGCAACAACTTACCATCTGGAAAGAAATGCAATCTCATATGCGCCAAGGTTCAGAAGAGTGGAATACGGTTCAAGAGAAGATTACTGCTGCGACAAAAGATATTGATGATTTAATCAAGACTAGCCTTGAAAATCTGCATAAACAGTATTCTAATACTATTAGCAAGATTACTGACTCTTGGAGCGGTAATGCTATGGGCAATGACCTCGAATGGATTAAAACCGAATGGGAACTCATTAACCGCAATGCAGACTACTATTTAGACGCAACTAACAAGGCTTATAATATCCAAAAGCTACAAGGTAAATATCTTGATTTACTTGACGGTACAAATGACCTTAAAGTACAACAAATGATTACCGACCAGATGAAAGACCAATTAGGATATTTGCGGAACAAGACAAACCTTTCTTCTTATGATGTTCAATATGCGCAAGCACAATTAGAGATTTTACAAAAACGTATTGCTCTCGAAGATGCGCAAAATAACAAAACTCAAATGAAGCTCCGTAGAGATTCACAAGGTAATTATAGTTATGTTTATACTGCGAATCAAAATAATACAAGGGCCGCACAAGGCGATTTGCTAGACGCACAAAATAATGCTTATAATTTATCAAAAGAACAGATGAAACAAACTCAATCTGACTCTTTGTCCGCGCTCACCGAAGCTAAATCCCAAGTAGACGACATTTGGAATAATGCAAATCTTTCACTCGATGAAAAGAAAAAGAGAACTCAAACTATCATTGATTCTCTTAAAGAATATCTTGCTTCTACTGGCGAACAATTAAGTACATCTGAAAAGAATATTATTAATGATTATATTGGTATGTTCAATGCCATGACAGAAGAAAATCGTTCTGGTATGAAAGATGTATATGACCAAATTGTACAAGGTAACAATGACGCATTTGACCAGATTGATACCCGTTGGGCAACTTCTATTACAAACTGGTTACAAAATCTAGCTGATTTTAATGCTAATACTGATGGAATGTTTAATAGTCTGATTGATACCGCGGAAAATTATAAAGAGCAAACAGAAGATGTAGCTAATGCAGTCGGTAGGAATTTTGATAACATTACTCAAAGCCTTAATAATTGCGTTGATTCTACAAAAGAATTGTCCAATAGCACCGCTGATTTTATTCAGCAGCTAAAGAATGATTCTGGTGTAGTCCAGGATTACGAGCATAGGATTGAAAGTATGGCTGGTAAAGTAGTCGATGCAAACAATTCTATGAGAGCTTATAACCAGCAAGTAAATGACCTTGGCAATAAGCTTACGGCAAAAGAGCAAGAAAATGCTAATTTGTTGTCTCAAAATCAAAACCTCCAAGGGCAAATTGATGAATGGACTCGTCAACAAAATGGCGGAGGTGCTGGTGGAGCTGGTGGAAGCGGTGCAGGCGGCTCTGGTGGAGCTGGTTCTGGCAATGATGCTACGGCTTGGGGTATTGCACAAGCTATTTGGACTTATGGCTGGCAATCTGGCTGGGGCAATGACCCAATCCGTTCTGGTAAGCTAAAAGGTGCTTACGGTTCTGACTTTGCCCGCAAGGTTCAAGATTATATTAATCAATACTGGCAGAGTGGTAAGCTAGTCAACTACAATTCACTTGGCTATAGTTCTTACAATTTAATAGGCTATGATACTGGTGGTTACACTGGTTCATGGAATAATTCTTCTGATGGTAGGGTTGCTTTACTACATCAAAAGGAACTTGTCTTAAATGCTGATGATACTAAGAATATTTTAGGTGCGGTCCAGGCTGTCCGCAGCTTTGCTAATGCAATGAAAGTGGATGCAATCAATAATATTCTTGGAGCTTTTGGAAACGCTATTAATGGAATGACTTCTGTTGGTGTTGATAATAATATTAAACAAGACGTACACATTACTGCGGAATTCCCAAATGCTACATCAACTAAAGAAATTGAAGATGCTATTCTCGGTCTTAATGACCGTTCTTGGCAATATGCTTTTGGTAAATAGGTCAAAAATGAATAAAGTTTTACTGCTAATTTTGATTTTAAATTAGAGTAAACGAGATTGAGCGTAGGGTAATTTTACTCTACGCTCTTTTTTATTAGAGAAAAAAGGAGGTAATGTTTTGAATAGTCTAGAATTGCAGGATGCCATTCTAAAAGCGGTAGATACGTTAACTCAAAAAAGAATGGAAAGAATTCAAGCTGATAGAACCATTACCGCACAAGTCTTAAAATGTACAAATGCTTTAACGAAGGAATATAGTCTTGAATATAATGGCGGAAATATCCTTGCTTATGCGGCAGATGGCAAGACTTATTCCAATGGCGAAGTGGTTTATGTCCTTGTCCCGCAAGGCGATTTTTCCGCAAATAAAGTTATTTTAGACAAAGGGCAGGCTAAAAAAGATAGTTCTCAATTTGTTAGCTCCGCTTTAAATAATTATAATATTATCGGTCGTAATCTAATTAATGATGCTTTTAATAGTTTACCTCTTGGACTACATTCTTATTTAAATCATGAGTACGCTTTACTTTACAAGTATGGTATAAAAAGTGATGCTGCTAATAAGATGTTTTTAGTTGACGGTGATGAATTATCCAACAGCATAAAAGAGTCTGATGGATTCCTTATTAGTGCCGATTTTCTTTCCAGGTTGCCAAGGGCACATAGAATTAGCTCTAATGGTACTTTTGGATTAGAATTTATTTTAGCTTACAAGGACCAGAGTAAAGAAAACGGAATTAAGCTAGTACCTTATATTATTGACACTAATAATATGGTAGGCAATCCCTTGAACAATGGCTCTTGGACCACTCAACAACAAATTTATGCGGTCGATAAAGAAAATTTTCTGTATATTGATACAATCCTTTTCTATGAAAGAGATTTTGTTGTAGAAGATGACTTAGTAAATGCTGATGATAAACTCGGGCATGGAAAAGATATTTTTATCAAAAATATTCAATTCATGGGATTAAAGAAAATTGCTGCAACAAGTGGAAATTATCGTTTACAAATTTCCGCAACAAAAGGTAATACTTTTAAAACCTTAAATAATTCTTCTAGTCTTGACATTTCTGCCAAGTTCTATATGAAAAACACTAATCTTACTGACCAAGTTAACTTCTATTGGTTTAAAGAGGATAATAGAATTACTGCCCTATCAAAAGGTTATCAAATGTATGGCGGTCCTGGTTGGAAGCTATTAGAAGATAAAGGACATAATAATCTCGTGTCATTTTCCGCAACAGAAAACTTAGCACATGAAAATAAATATTTATTAGTTGCGGTATATAAAGAGCAAATTATTCTTAAAGAACATTTTATACTTTTTAATGAAGCAGCAAAAAGAGAGATTTCTATCAACTCTTCTCTTGGTGTAAAATTTAATTTTGATTTAGGTGTTCCTACTTTAACCTGCTTGATTAATGGCAAGGAAAATAATTTTGATGCGGGAATTGCTAACGAACATCCAGATAAGTTTTTCACTTTTGTTTGGTCTAAGGTAGATAAATTTGGAAATGTTACAATCTTTAATCAAACAAAACAAGAGGTAGAAGAAAAATATAATAAGCTGATTCAGTCTGGTAATTTTTCCTATGCGGAATTGACAGCATTAAAGAATTTAGCTAATAGTCTTGATGGTATCTCTTGGAATAAAAATAAACTTATTTTCCCAGTAAATAAAATTGATGATTTGGTAACAATCAAATGTTCTGTTTATTTGCAAGATAGAGAACTTATTGGAGAAGAAAATCTCGAAAATCTGCAATATAACATCGGTTCTTCTTCTATCGTTTTACAAAACGAGAAAAGTCCTGTTAAAAAAGATTATCAAATTGTAATTGAGAATGGTAATCAAGTATTCCAATATAGCGAATCGGGAGTCTCTCCCGCAAATGAAAGGAATCAGTCTCCAACTTTAGTAAAGCCTTTAATTGCACATCTTTATGACCCAAATGGGTTAGAGGTGAACAGCTCTACTTTTGAGATTGAGTGGTTAGTTCCTGTTTCTAATTCTTTAATTGAATTACCGTCTCTTTTACAAATTAATCCTGCTTCTGGGGTTAAGGAAATTTTTAATGGAAAACAATTCCCTCTAAAAATTAAAGATATTTTTGATTCTCTTTCTTATAACAATCAGATTCAAGCAATTGTTAAGTATCAAGGGCAAATTTACAGGCAATTAACTGACCTTACCTTTACCAAAGTTGGTGAAAATGGAACCAATGGTACAGATATTGTCGCTAAGTTATCTCCTTCATTTGTCTTTGGCACAGATAAAAAACTCTGCCTTGAAATTGAAAATGGAAAGGCTGCCTTAAATTCTGGTCAAACTTTAGATGATGAAATTTTTGATTTTAACCTTTTCCAAAAGAATGAAAAACTTATTATTGAAAAAGACAAGATTCAATGGAATATCCTTGGCGGAAATAAAAAACTATCTAAAGTCTTTGATTTTGCGGGAAATAAATTAACCTATACTTCACCAATTTCCGCAAACAATTTTAGGAATCAGATTATTAAGACTTCTTATAAGTTAGAAGATAAAGAATACTCTGCTTGTTATCCATTGGCAATAATTGATTATAGGATAAAGAAAAATTATCAAGTTGATATTGTAGCTAGTAAAACGCTTGATTATATTCTTTACAATAGAGAAGGACGCAATCCTCTTTATAATCATAATCTTGGTGTTTTTATTAACATTGAATCTAAAGACAAGAAATATATTGTTTGGAGCGCAGAAGGTGGAGAGCCAGATTTTGATGGCAGAAATTATGCGGACCATCCAAAAAATTCAGATTTAAATCTTTCTTATGATAAAGATTCTAATTCTACTAGCAAAAATCTAATTCCTAGAGTTACTTATGACGAACATGGAAATGCTACAGGCTTTGAACAATTAACTCAAATTTACATTTTCCCGAATATTGCTTATAGTGGAAAATATTCAAACAACCTAGTATATGGTAGAATCTATAACTCAAAAGAAGATTTTGATAATTCCCGCAATCCAGAAGTTGAAATTTATATTCCAATACATCTTTCCTTTAACACTTTTGGTCTAGCATCTTTGAATGGATGGGATGGCAATCGTCTAGAAATTAATCAGAATGAAAATTATATCCTTGCTCCGCAAATGGGTGCAGGATATAAAGATGCTAATAATAGATTTACTGGTCTAGTGATGGGTTCTTCGTCTTTTTATGATAAAAAAGGCGGCAATACCTTGACTGGACTCTTGGGTTTTTCAAAAGGTAAACAATCTATTTTCTTGGATGCGGAAACTGGCTCTGCTATTTTTGGATTGCCAGAAGAACAAAGCGATGAAAATAAAAATTATGAAAGCGGCCAAATTAAGCTTATTCCTGGTGAGGAATCTTCGATTGGCAACTGGCATATTGGCTCTACTTCTCTTTACAATATAGAGCCAAACAAATATCGCAATGGTAGTGTTTTAGATAAACCATATGCGGATTTAGCAAAAGTCATTGATAAAAAGACAAAAAAGCCACGATATAAAGCCTCTATCCCGCACGATGCAGAAGGTATTATGCTTTCTTCCGCGCCAGCTTATATCACAATTAAAGGTCGCTCTCTAATTGATAATGATAAAGATGCTAATTTTAGTGGGTCAAATACAATTATTCAACCTAAAGATTCTTTTGAATTGCAACTAGACCCAAATAATCCGTCTATTTTTACAATTTATAGACACACAAATGCTGCGGAATATCAAAATTTTATTGTACATGAAAATGCCATTTATACGGAAGAAGATGCGGACCATAGTAATCCCCTTTCTTCTGCTTTGTTAAATGTCAACGGACAAATCATAGGTTGGGAGACTAAAGAAAAATTTGATGGTAGTTATGTAATCGCACATCAACTTCTCAACCCAGACTTAAATACTTTTTCTGGTGACTTCTATTTTAGTCTTGTAAAAGATAAAGATATTTATTACCTTCCAGAGCAAATTTCTTCTCCTGCGGAAAAAGATGCGGCTGCCCGCAAGTTGGCAAATGCTTATAAATGGCATAGAGAGTTAAAAGTTGGTATTAACAGCCAAGGTCGTTTCTTTACTAATGCTTTAAAGGACAATGCAACTGCTTTAGCCATTGGCGACATCGGTGCCTTTGGAGAAGCTGCTGCAAAACATAAATATATTGGTGCGACTTTTAATGTTGGTACTGGTACAAATGATAATGGATTAATTAAATTCTTTACTGAGAGTAAATCAGTTAACAAGAAAAGTGGCACTTTGTATATGACGGGTGGTACAAGTCTTGATAATGAATATCAGCGTGACTTCGTATCAGCCTTTTCTTCTATTGGTTTATATGCTTCTAATACCAAGAGTATTAACAAAACTTCTCATGATAGAATTATAATTAGTTCAGATTCAGCAGAAATCGGACACGAAAACACATTCTTGTCACTTCCAGCTACAGAAAAATCTTTATTGGTTGCGGAAAATGGTTTAGACATTACAACCAGCCTTAATAAAGCGGTAAATATTGTTTCTGGACAACTTTTAATAAACTTGAATAGCAATTCTTCACAATTAGGTGGACTGATTGTAAATGCTAGTGGTAATACCTCTTTGAATACGGGTAAAAAATTAAGCATTAATGTTGGCTCTAAAGATTTTGTTTTAAATACCCTTAATACTGAAATTAAAACTTCTAATGAGGGATATACCGCAAGGCAAAATGAAAATGGAGTTTCAAGAGCGGGATTAGACTTTAAGTATGGACCTGGATTAATTTCAAATATCTGGGGAGAAGGTTTACTTGTTAAGTCTAATCGTGGTATTTTACATTTAGAAAGTCACGGCTCACCAGATGGCGTACAAATTGACGCTTATTCTCCATCTTCTAATTCTATTGATGATGGCGTTTATTTACGACTTTTGCCGCAAACTGGTGGTAGTGCTTCTTCATGGATATTATCAAGTCCAAATGGAACTATGAAATCTACAAATGAGCTATATCACGGTTTTAGTGGTATTAGTACATCTGGTATTTTTAACCCTAATTCAATTTATGTTCCAGGAGTTATCAATTCACATGATTCTACCAAGGGAGTAGACTATTGGACCAGTATTATGGCTGGTTGGGATATTCGTTCTGCTAATGGTAGTTTTATTGCGGGAAATGACTTCAAGTTTGCAAAGACTTATGCTTTTAGTGGTTATAGCGGCTATGATAGTGTATATAATCACCTTAAAGCTATTTATGCGGAATTAGCTAATTTTTATAATAAAATTAACAATCTGCGCACAGACGTTAACAATCATTGGGCAGTTACCGCTACAGAGAGATATGCAGATAATGCGGCTAATCGAGCATACAATAATGCGACTACTTGGACCACGAATCAGAATTATGCTACTCAAAACTGGGTATACAGTAATTACACTCCATGGAATACTTATAGGGCACACACTCACAAGGCTGTCAATGTTTCTAACACTTATGGTCTTGTTGATTGGGATACTTACAATAGTGCTGTTGGAGATATTACTCACATTAAGAGAACTACTAAACTTAGCGACCTCTACACAGGCGGTCCAGCTTAGAATAGTAAAAAGGAGATAAAATGAATGATTTAGAGCTACAAATTAGAGTTTTGGCTACAGTAAAAAATTATATTGGAAATCTAATGGGGCAGAATCAAATTCCTGCTTCGTTGATGGAAAATGTTTTGAATTCTGTTATGTTAGATGTTAAGGATGCGGCAAGGCAGGAACTTGCTGCATCCCTCCTTGCTTCCGCTGCCCCGCAAGAAGTAGAGGAAAAGACGGAGGAAGATAAGGAGATTAATAATGGCTAGAAAAAATCTTGTTAAACAAATATCTGTAAAGCAAGATGACAATACTCTTGGAACATTTTATGATTTTGGAGCTTCTTTCGCTGATGTTGTTGATACGAGAATTGGTATGGGGAATTTTTCTCTAGAACAATTTTTTGACAACTATATGTCTTTTATGAAAGAAAATACTTTTGTTTCTGTTGGAGTAGACCAACCGACAAATAAACACATTGGCTTATGGATTGACACGGGCCACACAAACCACGATACCTACGGAGAGAAATAGGAGGAATATAAATGGCAACTGCTGTAAATACATTATATCCTCCTGTTCTCCCCACTTTCTCAAATGCTTTTATTTATAATCAAGATGCTGTAATATATTTCACTATTTCTTCTTATAATTCTTCTTCTGATGTAAAAAGAGTTCATATCTCAGTAGTAAATCAAAATACTAATGAGAATGTTTTGAGCGATTCTAGCGGAATTATTTTTTCAGACTTAAAATTTGATTCTAAGAAGAATATGTATTATGTTGTAATTCCTGTTGCGGCAATCCAGTCTAAGCAATTTGAAATTAATCAATTCTATAAAGTTCAATTACGATTTGATAATTTTGATGGCGATTCTAGTTTTTCTTTCTTTGCTATGTCCGCAAATGAGAAAAATAATTATTTGTTAAATTATCAAGGGTATTTTTCTGAGTGGAGTTCTGTCTGTTTAATCAAACCTATTCTTGAACCGCATTTGAGAATCAAAACTTTAGATAATTCTAGTGCGGAAAAGGCTACGGCTTTTAACAAAGGTATTATCCCTATTATTGGTGGTATGTACTTTGGAGATATGAGTATTTTAGAAACAGAAACTTTGCAATCTTATAAAGCGCAAGTTTTTTCTGAAGATAAGTCCACTATGGTCCAAGATAATCCTACTATTTATACAAATAATACTCTTGACCCGAATGATATAAATTACAATATTGATTTGCAAACTATTGATACTACAGAAAATTCTAAATTCATCATTAGAATTACTGCAACTACTAAAAATCAATATGTCTTAATTAAAGATTATTCAATCGTATTAAACGACTTCTTGAATGATGTTGGCTTTGCTCCAGTATTCCAAGAAGAAGTTGACAACGAGCTGGGAATTGTAAATATTAGAATTAAGAATTCTTCCAGTATTGTTGGCGGAATTATTTACATAAAAAGATTATCAAGTGTAGACAATTTCAAGAAGGCTGAACTAATTCACTCTGAAAAAGTTAACGGCACAATTGACATTTCTATTAAAGACAATACGGCTTCTAGCTTGGTTTGGTATAAATATTCTGCGCAATACGCAAATACCGCGGGTGCGATTACTCAAGTTTTCTATTCCCGCATCATTATGCCAAATTTTGAAGATGCTATTTTGTCATCTGGACAACATCAATATAATATTAAATACAATTACAATATTTCTTCAATGAAACCTGTAGTTAATAGAGTTAAGATTGATACTCTTGGTGGCAAATTCCCAAAGTTTACAGAAAATGCTGTCTTAAATTATAAACAATTCTCCATTTCTGGCACTCTTTCCGCAGAAGCAGATGCTTATCAAAAGTTTATTTCTAAGAAGTCTGTTTTTAACACGAATGAATTAGAAGAATATTATAAGCATTATAAAGAGCATCCTAGTAAGTCTATTTTAGCAGACGCGGGCAAGGGTGATAAAGTAGAGACTACCCCAGATGATGATAGAATTGATGAATTAGTCAGAAATGATTTTAAGAATTATAAGAAATATGCGGACTTTACTCAGCATACAGACAAAGATACAAGCATTACCGAAAACAATTATCTGACCACTACATACAATGACTATTTGTGGGAAAGAGAATTTAGGGAATCTTTGCTCTCTTGGTTAAATAATGGCGAGCCAAAGTTATATCGTTCTTCTACCGAGGGCGCAATGGTTGTTATGATTGCGGACGTTTCTCTGCAACCTACCCAAAAGCGCAATAGAATCACATATGATTTTTCCGCAACGATGTACGAAATTGAAGATGGAAATTCTTTACAAAAATTAGACGAACTTAATATTTATCCAGTCCAAAAGACCAATCTTAATAACATTAATGGTATTTCTACAGGTGGCGATGATGAATCATTAAAAGTTGTTAAACTTGGTCAGATGTATAATTTTGTTGTTGAAAATAAAAATGACATTAGGAATCTTCTTTTCTCTGACTTACAAATTAAATATGGAAAGTCAAATCTGAATGGCGAGACTGGTCTTTATGATAAAAAGAATATTCTTTCTAGAAAAAAGCCAGATGACCTGTACATTAAAAACGTAAAATTGTATTTCCAGAGTAAACCAAATCTTTATTATTTTGATTCAGACGGTACGCCGCAATGGGTGAATAATAATAATTTAGATGCGGGAATTGTGGACCCAAAACAGGTAGTCTCTGGTTATACCTTTAACATTGCAAATGCCGAATCTCAAACAACTATTTTTGTAAATGAGCAAGGATATTATCAGATTCCAGATAGTTTTGATGTTTACTCTTTATCTTTTAATCATATTGGTGATGTTGTGACTTTGGAATATACTCTTTGCTACAATGAAAAGAATAATGCAAACACGGTTATTTCTGGCAGCTCCATCGACCGTATCATCCTTGGACAATATGCTGGTATTTTTGCACCTGGAAAATATCTTAGTAAAGATATTAAATCAAAATACAATTTTGTGAGTTCTCGTGGGCATATTCAATATATGCAGTATTGGAAAGGTATTTCCTTAGAAGTCATTCCATACGCACTTTGTAAGATTACTTATAAAGACAACGAGGAAAAGCAATATTTGATTGGTGAAACTGGGATTTTGCACTTGCTCAAGAATTTTGAGATTTCTAATATCGCTTTCGAGGGTGTAAGAGTTTCTATTAAGCCATTGGAAAGACAAATGTATTTAGGTGAAAATGAAGTTTGCTTAGATACTGCTACGAATTATGAGACTGTAGCAGATATTCAAAATCCTATGAGGAATACTGTTTATAAAGTTGACGGTGCTTTTATGGTTTACTTTGAAGATGGAAAATGGTATCAGTTCAAAGAATTGAATATAGATGAAACTAATGTTGCGCCTAATACTTCTACGGAAAAAGTTGGTTTAGCTTGCGTTCCTGTACAAGGGCAAATTAATTATTATGGCTCTGTTATTCAATCTAGCTATCTATAAGGAGGATATTATATGAGAAAATTTTATCCTTACCTATTGGGCGAAAGTGACGAGAGCCTAAATGATAAGCAGTCTAAATTAAATTTCTTATCTGAAATTGACGACTTTTTAAACAAAAAACAATATACAAGAATCACTTTGTTAAACTGGAATGAGGACCCCTTGAAGGAAATTCAAGGGGAACTCACCTCTGGAACTTTTACTAGCGATGGCTCTTCTTCTGTAAGGAATTCTTGTTCATTACAAGCAAGCTTAAATAGTGGTGAGTACAATTCCGATGATTTTAAGAATGATTTTGCTATTAATAAGAAAGTTTTTTTAGAGATTGGTGTTAAAAACTACAGTAAGTTTTATGAAGATTATCCTATCTTGTGGTTTCCAAAAGGTGTATTCTATATTTCATCTGCTGCGGTGAATTCTAGTGTTAGTTCTGGTCTTTCAATTAGTTTAACTTTGAAAGACAAGATGTGCGGACTAAACGGTGAAATTGGCGGGAAATTCCCCTCTACGGTTATTTTGGACTCTGTAGACACTCAATCTGCTTCTGGTGATTATATTTCTGAAAAAGTTTTAATTTTTAATATTATTCAAGAGTTAGTCCATCATTATGGCGGAGAACCGCTTAATAATATTGTCATTGAAGATGTCCCTTTGAGAATTAGGAAAATTCAAAAATGGATGGGTGAAGAGCCACTTTACTTAAAGCGACAAGGAAATGATACTGGTTATATCTACTTTGAAGCGATGACAGAAAAACCCGCAAACATGAATGGTATTTTGACTTATCCAACAAATGCGGATATTGGATACATTTATAGCGATTTCGTTTTTGACCAAGACTTGACGATGAATGCCAATCAAACTATTGTAGACGCTTTAGAAAAAATTAAGAATTACCTCGGCAATTATGAATACTTCTATGACGAATATGGCATTTTCCATTTTAGAGAAATTAAAAATTATCTAAATACTACTCAGGCAAAAATTGTTTTAGATGATATGAAAAGGTTTGACTATTTAGTGGATAATACCGTCCAAAAAAGCTCATACACTTTTTCAAACAAGAAAAACTTGATTGCCGTTTCTTCTACCCCTCAATATCAGAACATTAGAAATGATTATGTTATCCAAGGGACAAGAGAAGGTACAGGAAATAATCAGAAAATTAATGTAATGTATCATCTTGCGATTGATAAAAAACCGATTGCGGGAAATGCTTACAAAGATTTACTCGTATACAAAGAAGAATTGTCTGGATTAACTCGGCTCGCTTTCCCGCAAGTTGTTCCAACAAAAGCAGCTTTGCCAAATCCAGGTAATTTTAATTTGATTTACAGAACCGCAGATACTAACTCTTTCTTCTTTTGGAATAATAATGCTTATAAAGAGATTACTCCTATTAAGTATTATCCTGTTGGCGGACCAGGTTATATTACAAAAGACTGGCGAACAGAAATGTATTTACAAGGACTCTTGGCAAAGAATAAAGGTACAGACCAAGGCAGATTTTTCACTAATCTTGTGCGTTCTGATGTTACAAATACCGATTGGATAGAACCAATTTATAATCAGAACAAGCAGCTAAAAATTGATGTAGATTTTTACTTTGAAGAATTAGATGCCTTTTGGCCGCAGATTTATGACTTAGAAAATCAAAAATTCTATGGGCAAGAAGAGGAACAAACCTTACATCCACAAACTCTAGCTGATGGAAATTATTATCTTGACTTTATTGAGCCTAGCACGTCTGGTCTTGGGCAATATTCAGTTCAGAATATCGGCAGGAGAACAGAAGTATTAGTAAATCAAGACATAAATTGCCTATTTCAACCAGAAATTCCAAATGTAATCTGGTTAAATGCAGATGATGATAAAATTGTAGAAAATCGTCAAGAAGCTATTAAAATGGGACAACCTTATTCACAAGTAAGAGGAGATATTTATTCTAATTTCTGGACAGGTGGATATAAGAATAGTGCTTTTGATGCGGTCAAAACGCAGCTTTGGACGTATACAACCTATCAAAAAGTATTATCTTTAACTACTGTTCCAATTTTTTACTTAACTCCTAATACAAGAATTACGGTTAACGATTCAACTACTAACACTTATGGAGATTATGTTATAAAATCTTTCTCTTTCTCTTTTGGCGCGAGTGGTCAAATGAATATATCTTGCAATCAATGTATAGATAAAATATAAATTTATAATGGGCAAAGTCGTAAAAAGGCTTTGCTCATTTTTTTATATTTAAATAGATAAAAAGAGAAAAAAGGAGGGGTAATGTCTTTCCAAGTAGGACAGTTACGCTACACAGGGCGAAATTGCATTTCAGAACTAACCCCTGTTTTAAGCTATCAATCAACTAATTTAACAAATAATGAAACCAGCATTGCTACTAACTTTAAAGATGTGCTGGTTACTCCTTCGCAAGGAGCTTTTGAAAAAGATAAAAGCTATTATTTTTATATCGCTATCCCGCAAGATATGAATTATGATTTTAATTTAAACATTAAACTTGTAAAAAAACAAAACAATCAAATTCAGTATTATCAATTTTTGAGACAAATGTCTATTTCGCGGGGCGGTACTGCGGAGAATGTCTTTAATATTGCACTGTATGAAACAATCAATGGAGAAATTCTATCAATGATTCCATTGGAATATAGAGCAGGAGTAGTTACTGAACAGGATAAACTCTACATTCAAAAATTAGACAACAATCAAGTGAAATTTTATTTAGGTACTGGCACTCAAACCTATATTCCAACAGATAAAGTTAATTTATCTCAAATCGTTGCTTCTTGGCGACAAGGAGAAAATACTAATTATAGTGACTTTGAAATTGTTTTTACCCCACTAGAAGATGGCTTTACAAGTATTCTGATTGAACTCGAACGTTCCGCAGAGGACTATTCTATTCAGCATACAACTGTTTCTGGCGTTGAATACGGACGATACATTGACATTTCAAAAATCTCTAAGGATAATGGTCAAATTAAACTTTATTCTATCAACAATCTCATTGATACTATTAGAACAGGTGTTACCTTGTCCCGCATCGGCGTGAATAGTCACCCAGGTTTACTTATGGCAATTAATGGAGAAGAAATTAGAATTGGTCCAAGTGGATATTATGAATGTGATGTAATTCCAATCACTTCTATTGGAATAGTTGCGGAAAATAATCATTACGAAGATAATTGGACGCTTGATTATACTTATGATAATGAACAGATTTAAAGGAGGAAATCATGGATAGTCTTTATGGCGGGAAACCAGGTGTTTCCTTTGTTTTAAAAGGGCGTTTTAGCTCTGTCGCAGACATGGTTGCTTCTTTTAAACAAGGCTCTGCTTACAAAGATGTTTGGTATAATGAATATTGCTTGATTGATACACCAAACAAAAATGACAAAGATAATGGTAAATTGTATCGCCGTGGTATGGATTCTCAAAATGCTAATGGCGGAGCGATTTATCTCGGCCAAATCGTAGGTGCTTCTTCTGGCACACCTTATACTCAGCTAGATAGTGTTGCTTCAGTCCAAAAGAAAGGACAGGAAGCACTTCCCGCAAATTCAACTCGCAAATTCCCTACTGGAAAAGATAGCGATGGAAACTATGTTGTATCAGAAGGAACTGGTACTCCTGCGGTTTTTGATTTAGAAGATAAAGTCAATCATGGCATTGTCCCTGGTAAATACATTGACAATGGTATCACCAAATACAATGATACTATTAAGTACACTTGGGTTAATATCAGAAAAGATAATACGACTTCTGACAGTTGGTTTTATGTTGGAATGTCTTTTCCATACACAGTTATTGATTATGCGGTCCATCAAGTTTCACAATATGATGAAGCTGGCAACTTAAAACAAGATGCAACTAATATAAAAAGAGTTGATGATTTAACGCATCCTTATTACGAAAAATGGGATTTCGGTATTCCAAAAGGCATTAAGGGTGATACGCTGCGGAAAATGCGTGTAATCGTTCCAACCGCACTTGACACTATTTATGCTCCAGAAGCACTTACTGTAGATAGACAAACTGGTAAAGTGACTTTCGGTAATGCGGGATATACTGGTATGCAAGATGATATTGCCAATTCCCGCAAGATTGTTGTTTTTGACTATTATTCTTATGATGACATAATTAATCCAGAGCCAAAAATGATTTATCTTGGCGATTTCAATATTATTGATGATGTTGAAATTGCGGAAGATGGTACTCTTACTATTGGATATACCCACGATTCTGATTCGGTATTTACTAATAAAGTAAAATGGATTAAACAAGTTACCTTAACTACTGGTAATGGCAACCAGGGTGGTCGTTTTACTGTAAAGTATAATAATCATGATGATGATGCCGTGTTTGATTTGACATGGATTAAAGATATTCAAATTGATAAAACAGATGGCACAATTACTTATACATACGCTGGTACTAATGGCGGCACTTTGCCCGAAAATGGCGTTGTAACAGACCCCAAAAGAGTTAAATGGGTTAAAGACGTTGCTCTAAATACTGAAACTGGTCATTTTGAATTTAATTTCAATGATTCAACAAAATATGAAAAGACGCTAGACTGGGTAAAAGATATTACCATTAATGAGCAAACTGGCGACATTACGGTTAATCACACTACTGGCGAGATTGCTTCTTCCGCTAAATTAAAGATTATTACCTCTGCGGAAACTAGCGTAGATGGTACAGTATCTTTTAGATTCAATACGGGCGAAGTTCTAACGGTAAAGAATCTGGGTAAAGAAACTGCTTATAAACTTAAAACTATCGAGTCAGTACAACTAGCTTCTGACATTACACAAGATAAGCATATTAGAGTTAAGTATAATACAGAAACTCAATCTACACCTATTGGCGATTCTATTAATCATATCCAAGATATGTGTGTTCGCCCAAGTGATTTCCATCTATTAGTGCTATTTAGCGCACCAGACCATAGACCTATTACAAATCAAGGTGTAGTTACATATCCAACAGGAACTAATGCAAGCAATTGGATAAATAATAATATTGTCCGTGGCTTCAATCCAAGTGTTCCCGATTATGGCTCTACTGTCTATTGGCGTGATTATGGTACGGTGAAAGACCAACACGGTATTCTTATTGGCTTTAATGTTACTCAATCAGATGTCACGGCTTCTGGTAAAAGTACCATTTTGGATTATTTGAATTTTAAATATCCAAATGGTTTAACAGGAGAAGCTAATATTCCTGGCGGCGAAAACACTAAGCATAAGATTATTACCTTTAGTCCTAATGGCGGAGAGAAAAGCGCAAAAGAATTTTATGCCTTTGATTATAATAAGGAAAAATGGTTCTTCCTTGGCACTATTGCGGACACAGGTAGTCGAGAGGTAATGCTTCTGAATAAAGACGAAGTAAGTCAAGAAAGCACAAAATTACTTAGTCCTAAAGGTATGCTTTTTAAATATGAGCAAACAGAAGTCGCGGAAAATGCTATGCCAAAATTTTGGTCTTTGAATTACACACTCTGGAACTAGAGGTGTCTGATGAAATTAATTCAGCAAAAAGGACCATTTTCCGCAGGCTGTTCTTTTAAGGTCGGCGGTAGTGCAAATGAATATGTTCACATTGGAATACAGATTCCTAAAAAACCGCCTATTGCAATTATAAAAACAGAATTATCCCCAGATGTAAAAATCACAACTAATACAGGGGTTTCCACTTTTTGCGTACCAGATACAGGAATTTTAGAATTTGATTCAAATGTCGGTACATCTGTAATAGTAAATATTCTTAAAGATTTGCCGCAAGAGACGATTATAGATTTAGTGTGTAAAGCACTAGGAGAATAAAGGAGGATAGCGTTTATGCCAAAAGGTAATCCTAATAGTAGAGCAAAATTGCTTAATTTTGTAGCTAAGGTTTATGACCCAACTACTCAAACCTATAAACCTATCTATGAAGCACCAGACGCTACTTCCACGGTATATGGTGATGTTCTTCTTTCTGATACGATTGATGAAACTTTAGATGCGGCGACAGGTGTTACCGCATCTACCCCAAAAGCATTATCTGTTTTAGACAAGAAGAAATTAGATTTAGACAGCACGAAGAAACAAGTGGTAACTGGTCCTATACACTTTAATGATAGAGTCACTTTTGGACAAGCATTAGAGGGTAATCTTATTGGCAATTTACAAGGTGTAGCCACTAGCGCGAGAAAACTAGAAACAGCTAGAATGATTAGCGTAAAAGCAGGAGAAAATGCCGCTCCTGGAAAAGCTAATTTTAATGGTGAGAGTGATATTACAATTACTTTGCCGCAAATTGATGCTTCTGCGGTGACTGGTATCCTTCCATTGTCCGCAATTCCTAAATCTGCGGTTGAAAATATGATTACAGTTGTTAATAAGGAACAGCGACTAAAACTCACAAAAGATAAAGCTCAAAATGGCGATACTATTTTCCAAGCTGATACAAAGGTCATGTATTTAGTCGTCAATGAAAATAAATTAAATACAGAAGATGGCTATCAAGAGTATCGTGCGGGAACTGCTGCGAAACTTGGTACTACTACTGTAGGTGCAGATGGCAGACCAATTTATTTGAAAGACGGTGAAGCAACTCCTTTCACTCTTACTGTTGGAGCGTCTAATCGTCCTGCTTATATTCAAAATGGTGTAATTACTGCTTGCAATTTTACTATTGATAAAAGTGTTCCTGCTGATGCAAAATTTACAGATAGCTTCGCTCCTGCCATGGAAGGTGCTACCGTTTCGCAAGACGGTAAGGCTGGCATTGTCCCGCAACCAAGAGTCGCAGATAGACTTAAATTCTTACGTGGTGACGGCACTTGGCAGGTTGCGGGAGAAGTTACGGGAGTTAAAGGGTTACAAGAAACCTCTTATAGAACTGGTCAAGTAAATATTACCCCAGACAATATTGGAGCGTTAGCTCTGACTGGTGGTACTATGCTTGGAACGTTTAATTCTACTAACATTGAGCCAACTGTTAATAATGTTTGGAACTTGGGAACTGCCGCAAAACAATATAAGAACGTTTATGCGACCAATTTTACTGGTAATTTAATTGGTAGTGCAACACAAGCTACTTTAGCAGAGAAACTTAATAAAACTATTTCTGTTGTTGGTAATGTTACTGGTTCTGTTTCTCTTAATACAACTCAAACTAATGTAGCTTTAAGCTTGAGTTTACAAAATAATACAGTATCAAATAGTCATTTAGTCGATAAAGCGGTAACTTTTGAAAAACTGGATGATTCCGTTGGTACTGTTTACGTAGGTCCAAATGAGCCTACTCAGAATAGTGTTAAAATTTGGGTTAAGGTATAGGTGGTGGGGATAATGTCAAGATGGGTTAATCTTTTAGATGCGGCATATCCCGTAGGAAGTATCTATCTTTCAATGAATGAAACAAGTACTCCCGCACAGCTCATTGGCGGCACTTGGATTCAAATTAAAGATAGATTTTTATATGCTACAGAAGGACAAACTCTTGTAACTGGCGGTGAAAATGAACATAAACTAACAGTTGAGGAAATGCCTTCCCACACTCACCATATCAGCTATCCTTGGGGTTCTGACTGGGGTGGTGCGTATAACTTTACTGCAAGGTCAACTAATATGTACCCCGATTATGTAAAAGAAACCAATCCAAGCGGCGGTGATAAACCTCACAATAATATGCCACCTTATATTACTTGTCACGCATGGTATAGGACAGCATAATTATGGCAGCATATAAATTAAATGAGTATTTACGTCCCGTTGGTAGTTTTTATTTATGCGTCAATTCAATCAATCCAGCTTCGGTTTTTGGTGGCAACTGGGTAAAAATTAAAGAAAGTTTTTTTTATTGTACCGATGGTGAAACAAAGGTTAAGGGCGGAGAAGCTGAACACACTTTAACAGTTGAAGAATTACCCGCTCACAAACACACTTTGAATTTTGGATGCGGCACAAACTGGGTTGATAGTAGTTATAATTGGTCCACTAGGTCAGCTAACAGTTATACATGGGAAACAGATAATTTATCTACAGCGGGCGGTAGCAAACCGCATAACAATATGCCTGCTTATATAACGGTTAATGTTTGGTATCGAGTATCTTAGGAGGGATTAGTATCCAATGGCGCAAATTGATTTTTTATTGAATAATTTTTCTCTCCCAACTCTATTATTAATACTTTTTACTTTTGTTTTTGCGGCAAAAGCTATTAGCGAAGTAATTGATTACTTTAAAGATAAATTAAAGAAATATTTTAGAGTTGAAGATGAAAAAGAGAAAAACCAAAGAGAGCTTGATTTATTGCAAAAAAGTATTGATGAATTAAAAAATTCTATTGATACTAGGTTTGATGAAATTAATTTCAAACTAGACCGCCAAGAGCAAAATATCAAACAACTTCAGGCTACAGATTCAATTACTTTAGCACGACTTCAAGATGAAGCAAGAAGTCAAATTATTGACAAGCATCATTATTTTTGCTATAAAATAAAAGCAATAGACGATTTAAGTTTACAGTCGCTAGAGAGAGCTTATATGTATTATACTAATGCTGGCGGCAATACTTTTATCGAAGGACTAATGAAAGAATTAAGGCAGCTCCCGAGAGCTATCTTAACCAAGCCAGAAGAGGTGAATTAATCATGAAAGACCGCAATTTGAAATCAACCATAATTCACCTTAAATCTCTTGACCAGCACTTTGATGAACCTATAGTAGCGGGTGCGGGCAACGTGAACGGTCGTTCAATTATTGTCAAGCTAGAGCAAGAAACGCTTAAACAAATGGCAACAGGCATTATGCTTTACCTTAATTGGAAGCATCTGCAAACTAATATTAGAGGGTATAATGTATTCATTCCACTTAATGAAGAAAAAACTGAGTGGGAATTCAAATATCCAAAAGCCATGTTAGTTGAAGGCGACGTCATTTGCTGTATTGACCTTGTAGATGATATTTCAGTTTGTTCTACTTCTAGCTTTAATGTAAAGGTCCTTAGCAACCCCAATGAGGGATTTGATTATACCAAGTATAGTGAATTTAATGATTTTCAAAAGAGCCTTTTGGAGTTAGCCAGATTAAATGGAGAATTGCAAATTCAGTTAGACCAAGCTAAGCTTAATTTTCAAAAGTTAGAAGAAAAATTAAAGAAGATAGAAGAGAAGCTTGCTATTGAACCATAGATTAAAATGATGGGCAAATTAGATAAAATCTAGTTTGCCCTCTTTTATTTTATATAGAGAAAAAAGGAGGTGGATATGTCATTAGGTGCTAGATTACATTATTCCTTTGAGAATTTTGATTATTGGGGAATTTTTACTTACAATATTGAACTTACAGAGAACGCTACAAAATTTACAGTCTCTCAAAAAGTGCTTGTCTCAAAAAATAATAAGCCTTCCCGAGAAGTAGAATTTATGCTTGCCCCTGTTGATTCACAGCAAAAAGTTTTTAACTCAAATTCCGCATTAAATTTTCAAAAGCTCACTTGCTCAATCCCAGCAGGAAACTATGAAGAACCTTATGTGTGCGGTGAAGCGGGTCCAAATACTTTTTATATCCCCAGGGAAAATGTTGATAAAAAAATTACTTTTCGAAACACTCTTGTAGAAGCAGCAACAAGAGATTTTCCCGTAACACAAAATTTTGAAATTACCGTTCCTGCTATTGGGGCAGTATTACCCCCTATTAATCCTGTTACAAATTTAACTAGACAAGATGTTCCAGAAAAAGATGGATTGAGATTTACTTTTCAAGATTCTAATTCTTTTGGTCCTATTCCTACTTATTTTGTAGAAATTACCACTAATGCGGCCAATTCCTCTTTTACCTCTCTTCCAGATTATCTTACAAATGATATTAAGATTCCAATTGAAACGATTGTTGGAGTAATATCAGGGGATGCCTATAATCTACCTGGTAGAATCAGAGTTGCGGTTAAAGGAAAATACGGTGAAGCTGGTCCATGGACTTATAGCGAACCTTTTATTATGCCTTCTAAAGATTTGACCGCAAAAGAAGAAAAAACTTCTTTATCCGTCATAAATGCGGACAATCCTTATGCTTATATAGAATTTGATAAAGTCCCTAATCATTTTTTCCAAATGCAGTATGGAATTAGTCCAACTTCTTCTGATGATTATTATGGGGTAAGTCATTCAAAACAAGCTTATTTTGAAAACAATAATGACGAATCCTTTATTTATTCTAACATCAAAAATGAATCTGAATTAGTTGATAAACTTAAAAGATTTGATAATAATACTAAAATTATCATGAGGTATAGGACTCTCAATAAAGATAAAAAATTAGCGAGAAAATGGCATTATCAACCAGTTAAAGCTGACAATGTTAGGCTTTTCCCGCAATTTTTTGTTAGACTTGAGGATAATCAATCTATGAAAGCAATTTACCTTCGAGAGGAATAAAAAAAATGAGGATTTTGGATTTAAAGGGAAAAGAATTAAAAGAATCAGAAGTTGACCTAGAAAAAGGAAAACTTCAAGAAGATAAAATTTTATTGAAGCATCATGAAGCTGTTGCTTCTAAACCTCAAAAATTCCATTATGAGGTTGTGGTATTCCATTTTGAAGATGACACGGAATTCCGACCAGAATACAAAGATGGAAAATCTGATTATGTAAAAGTAATTGATGACCAAAATGGCGTTTTTGAATTTATTGATAAAGATAAGACGGGAAAAGAAGTAAAGGGAATTGAGCTTCGTTTCGTCTTAGACGAAGAAGGCGTTCAAGGGCATGATGAATATGATGAATATGAAAAGATTATGCGCTATATTCCTTTTACAAAACAAGAATTAGAGCAATTTGCCGCAGAAAAGCAAAAAGCTCTTGATAGACAAGATTTTGCAGAAAATGGCTATCTAAAACTTAGAGATTTAGAAAATAAACTCGACAATCTACAAAAAGAGTTTAATGAATCTCAAATTTTCTATATGAATAAAATTTCTGAACTAAATGAAACTATTGCGAAATATCTTCCTAAAGATAAAGCCTAAAGAAAAGGAGAAAATATGTTTGACTTATCTATTGTTTCTACTTACCTAGCACCTAGCATTGTCATTATTTGCCTTTGTGTTGGTTACATTATTAAGAATCTAATTCCCGCAGAAACCGTTAATCGTTTCATCCCTCTTATCGTTGCGGTTCTTGGTGTGGTTTGCGCCATTATCGCAGCTATGACCGCAGGACAAGCAGTAACTCTTGAAACTGTTGTCACTGGTCTTATGAGCGGTCTTACTTCTACTGGTATGTACGAAGCATTTAAAAACATTATCGGTTCTGCTGCTAAAGAATAAAGGAGGTTTTATGGATTGGTCTGGTAATATTACAGCCGATGAATATATTCCTACTTCTGCCTATTCAAGCGGTCGTGATGGACATAGTGTCCGTTACATTGTAGTTCATCACGAAGCTGCTATTGGATTAACTGGTGCTGCTATTACCCGTATGTGGGATAATATGCAAGCTCAATCTGCGCATTATTCAGTTGATGCCAATGGTACAGTTACCCAGCACGTATTAGAATCTAATACTGCATGGGCGTGTGGACGATGGACCGCAAATTGCGAATCTATCTCTATTGAACACGCTAATAATAACTCTAACCCTTGGACTATTGCGGAAGCAACTCTAGAGAGCGGCGCGCATCTTGTTGCTGCTCTCTTGATTAAATATAATCTTGGTTATCCAAACTGGGGCGGCAATGTTCGTCCGCACAAACAGATTGTTGCAACTGCTTGCCCAGGTGAAATTGCTGGCTCTCAAAATGCTCACTATATGGAGAGAGTTTGCTATTGGTACGAGGTCATGACTGGCTCACGCTCAACTTCTCAAGTTGGTTGGCATACAGATGGCAAAGGCTCTTGGTGGTATCAAACAGGAGAATCCGCAAGTGAATATGCTGTTGGCTGGTATCGTGTAGGTACAAAGTGGTATTACTTTAATGAATCTGGTTGGATGCTTACTGGTTGGGTTCATGCTGCGTGGGAAGGTTCTGAAAAATACTGGTGGTATTTTGATGAAACTGGCGCATTAGTTTATGACAAGTGGATTTCCTATAACAGTGGTTGGTATCTATTAAAATCAGATGGTCGTATGGCTACTGGCTGGGTAGATTACAATGGTAAAAGCTATTTCCTTGATGAAACTGGTCGCATGGTCATAGGCTGGTATCACGACAATGGAGACGGTAGAGACGCTTGGTATTACTTCAATAGTGATGGAACACGTTTACAAAATGGCTTGTATGAAGTCGGAGCAGATAAAATTTGTGCTTTCGATGAAGAAGGCAAACTTTTAACTGGTAACATCACCGTTGCCACAGATGATAACGGGTATATTACTCAAATTAAATAAAAAGAACCCCTCTATTTTTTAGAGGGGCATTTTTTTATAACATCTTGACTTTGAAAGCTAAAAGTGGTATAATATTTTTAAGAAAAAGATTTCAAAGAAAAGAGAATATAATGAATGTAATTACAACCACAGAAGAAAATGGAACAACTGTAGTTGAAATTTCAAATAAAGATGAAATTAAAAACTCGGCTTATTGGTCTAGTGAAAAAGGTTTTAATATTGCTTTCGATTCCAATGGCAACAAGGTTTGTAATTTTAATTTAGTGGGGAATCATTCTATCGCTATGATTAATAAGCTTGCGGGAATTGAGGTAAGAAGAGACAATGACCCGGCTTTTTGGTGGGATATTCCGTTAGGGACTAAAACGATGTTTGTTTTTTCGTATGACGGAAACGATTATTACAAGTTTATTAAATGAGGTTAAGATGACATACACAACAGAAGAAATTCAAGAACTTTATAACGGCTTTTCCGCAGAAGAAAAAGAACAGCTAGAGCTTGCGGTCCAGACTAGGAATGAGCGCAAAGGAATTGCGGAAAATAAAGACCCCTTAACCGAATTAATTGATTATTCAGAAGATTATGGGATTGAATTGACCGCAAATCCTTTTGATGTATTTTTAGGTATTATTACAGGATAAAAAAATAAGGCTTCTCTCTTACGAGGGAAGCCTTTTTCTTGTTAAAAAGCAGATTTAGTTTTATTTTGTTCGATGGTTGCGGCTAAAGCTAAACAATAAGCGTCCGCACTATCAGATGACATTTTTGTGTTGGCATGATTTTCCGCGAAAGCTAATGCAATATCTTTTTGCTCTTGGCGTTTTCTACCAAAAGAAATTCCAAAATTTTCTTTAATAATTTTACGCCAATGAGATGGAGCTAAAATCATATAAGGAATTTTGTTTTTTCCGCAATAGTCCAAAATCATAGCTTGACAATAGGCTAATTTTTTAAAGGTGTCTACGTTGCCAAGTTGTAATTGAATATCCTCAAAAGCAATCCAATCGCAATTAAATTTTTTATATTTATTTTTTATTTGCTCTTGGAAATCAATTAATCTTTTTTCAATGTCCTTGTGGCCGTCTACGGTCCATTCTCCGCTCTCAATTAATTTATTATCGTCTAATAAGACATATCCGGTCGTTTTCATCGCCTGGTCAAGTCCTAGTAATCTCAAAAGTAACTCTTTTCTCTAATAAAAACCCCTCTAAAAAGAGGGGTCTTTTTTTTATTTAATTTTTATCTTCCAGTAGTGCCGAACCCGCCACGATTATTATCTCCTAGATGGACAACTTCAACGAACTCTAGAGCTGGTTGGTGCTTTTGGATTCTAAATTGACAAAGGCGTGTTCCTTTTAAGATTGTAATATCCCTAGTGGCATAAACAGGCATTTTCCATTGGTCGTCGTCTCCGCAATATGTTTCATCAATTACACCAATACTATTAGTTTGAAGTAGTCCATATCGTTTAAAGGTAGATGAACGAGGAACGATAATTGCTTCGTAACCTTCTGGCAGCTTTGCCGCAATCCCAAGTGGAATATAAGTAAAATCAAATTTCTTTAGAGTAATATCCTCATAAGTATAAAGGTCAATAAAATCACCCTTATTTGTTTTAACCAGCTTTGGCGCACCTGGGAAATATTTAATCTGAATTTTTTCCAATTTATGCCCAATCGTCAGTATCTTCTTCTACTTCATTTTCAGTTTCAAACTTTTTAGCTTTTGAAAAAGCGACTTCTGACCAAGCCTTATCTGGCTCTTTGAGGTCATTGAATTGGAAAGTTGCCTTTACCTGGAAGTAGCTGCCAATAATCTCTTTACTTTCCTTAATAAACTTTTCAGTCCAAGAGAAGTTGGTTAGGAAATAGCCTTCTGCTTCTGCTTGTTCAAGTAACTTTTGATGGAACTTTTTAACATCTTCGATAGTTTCAATACGATACTCTGCTGTGTTTTTAATTAGAAAATGAACCATAGTTTAGACTGCTTCCTCTTCGACTGTAACCTGCGGGAATTCGTATGCAAGTTTTTTGGATACTTGCGGAATATAGGCTTGCGGACCAATGACAATCATTTTACCAATTTCTCGCCCATCAATAAAATCATTTAGAGTTTCTACCAGAGTTGGAAAAAAAGCAAGGCAAAAATCTTCTGCTTCTAAAACATCTTCATTGCTAGTCATCCAAATTTTAAATTGCGATTCTGGAAAAGCAAAAATAATAATATTACTCAACTTCTACCACCATCTTTTCACTTTCAAAGAGATAGAATACATTAGGTTTTCCATCGTCTTTTGTACGTACCCAGCACTTGTAGGCATTTCCCGCATGGTCGTAAACAATATCGAGAATTCTTCCTCTGCTTTGCAAAACCTCTTTTACTTCTTCTACCCCTTGGGCATAGTGCATATTATTAAAATGGAAAATTGTTACATCGGGAATTTTCTTATCACGACACATGAGACAATAATATTTTGAAAAAAGATGGGTGCTGAACCATGCCCCAATAGAAGAAAATCCTTCTACGATTCTTGTTTCATCAATTTTGGCTTTGTCATAAAGTTGCTGGTCAATTTCAAATTGAGATAATTCCATTTTTCACCTACCTTTCTATTCAAAAATATTATATCATACTTTTTATTTTTTGTAAAGAAAAAAGGGGAACTATTTTTAAAAAATAGCTCCCCAACAAAATTAAAACGATGCGTACACAATCGCTTTTTTCTGTATGCTTTGCCGCATATCATAAATTTTTTGATTCTTGCTGCCACGATATTTTAATGATAAATCTTTTTGCTCTTGGATAAATCTGCCATCAATTAAATAGTCAATATTATTTAGTAATTCAACTAATTCTTTAATTGATTGCCCATCCCATTTTTGATTTTCAAAGATTTTATCTTCACAATCTTCAAATCTGCATAAAAGAAGAAGGTCCTTTAAAGTAGTACCAGTCCATACCCAAATTTTAATATCTGGTCTTTCTTCTTTTATCTGCAAAACAATTTTTAATAAAGTGGCAATATTTTCTGGTAGTAAAGGTTCACCGCCCAAAATAGAAAAGCGAGAAATGTAAGGTTTATTAATATAGATAAACATATTCTCTATATCTTGGTCAGTTAGTTCTTTACCTCCATTCCTATCCCATTGGTCTTGGTTATGGCATCCCGCACAATGATACGGACAACCTTGTGTCCATAGGGAAACACCAATTCCCTCTCCATTGGAAATATCGCTTTTTCTAATTTGAGCGTATTTCATCTTATTTATTCCTCTATATCATGGTCATCTAAATGCACATAACGATTAGCAATATCACTTAATCTTCCCTCATTTGGTACTGTAGTAGAAATATACCCGCAAACTCTTCGCGCTATGTTCATTTTATCTGTATCTAGATTTCCGCAATTAGGGCATTGGTAATAATGCTTATCATTTTCCGCATCATATTTTAATTCAATTTCTCCATCATATCCACACTCTTGGCAATAATCACTCTTGCAATTAATTTCCGCGTACATGGTGTTTTGATAGATATGTTGCATTACTTTCTCAAGTGCAGGAATATTATCGTGCATATCTGCGCTCTCTACGTAGACAATGCACCCGCCTGGGGATAATGCCTGGAATTCACCCTCTAAACTAATCTTATCAAAAGCATTAATTTTTTCAAAGACGGGAACGTGGCAACTATTTGTAATAAAGCTACGGTCTGTGATACCCTCGATTTTACCGAAACGTTTTTGTAAACATTTGGCAAACTTAAAAGTTGTTGACTCGATTGGACTCCCGTAGAGTGAATAATCAATGTTTTCTGCTTGTTTCCACTTATCGCATTGGTCATTAAGATATTGCATGACTTTCAATGCAAATTCCTTACCATTTGGGTGAGTATGGCTTTCACCTGTAATAGCTTTTACACATTCATAAAGACCAGCATATCCAAGACTTGACGTCGCATATCCATTGTGGACCAACCTGTCAAGTGTTTCGTCTTTATCTAGTCTTGCTAATGCTCCGTGCATCCAAAGGATAGGAGCAACTTCTGCTTTTGTTGCGGACAAGCGTTCCGCACGAATTTTTTGTACAGTATGGCAAAGTTCTGTACGTTCATCCATTAATTTCCAGAAATGTTTTTCAATTTCCTTTTGGTCTTTGCTATCAGATTCTTTAATTGCGGACAATGCTGCATCAACTAAATTGATAGTACAGACACCAACGTTGACATTTTTGTCTCATATTACTATGAGGATTAGACTATTTCTTCTATGCTTTAACATAGCCGTGCGCTTCGGTCAGCGATAAATTTCTGACCTACTCGCTTACATTCATCAGCGATAGTCGTTACATCTTTCGTATTTTTTACTAACCTATATTCAATAACATCAAAACGTTTTTTAAACCAGTTTCTTGTCATGCATCTACTTACTCCACCGTTAATTTGAGTGTGTCCCGCATAAGTAATAATTTCTTTGGCTGAGAAAAAAGTTACAACTTCTAGTTTTTCTTTGTCGTAAACTGTTAAAATTTTTGACGGACCAATATTATGATTATTTTTAACTCTGTCATTAGCATTTTCTCTTTGCGTTCCATAATATAAATTATTGGCAGAATTATTTTTTTTATCATCATTGATATGATTAACTTGTAGTCCTTCTGGACATGGACCTAACCATGTTTCCGCAACCATTCTATGAATAGGTACGTGTTTTTGTCCTTGACCAGGTGCGAAAATAATATCAATATACAAGTATCCATTTGGTCGCATTAACGGCTTTAGAATTTTTTGAGAAGCGACAGAGAAAACCTCTCCATCAAATGATACAAAATATTTTGTATTTTTAAAACGTTTAAAGACTTTTTGTTTTAAATAGATTGTTTTATTCATATATGTACTCCAATTTAGGTAGTTATATATGTACGACTTGACACGGCGTTGTCCTGTAAGGATTTCGCCGTTAGCAGCTTTATAGCCACACCGTTTTATCATACGTTCACACGGTTTATATGGTCGGCTCAACGATTTTGGTTAACCGACCCCAGTATTTAGGTTTGCCATCATAATCTAATGCTTTGGCAATATTATCCCAGCCATTTCCAGAACGGTCTGGGGTTAAGAACGACCTACACGTTTTTACCTTATGTTACCATAAGAACTGACTATATCTTCTACTCTATAAGAGTAGTCTCCCGCTTCGGAATAGTGCCTATCTCTATTCCTACTCACTTACATTCATCAGTGATAGTCGATACAGGTTTCTAATAAAATTAGACTTCCCACGGTCTACTCTGCTTCCACAGACTTAACCGTTAGCAGATATTTCTAATATCCACACCCTCGGGCGAGGTTCAAGAGATTTTACATGAGCTGTAGCTTTTGCTTACCCATGCAGCCGTAGACAGAACCATTTCCTTTGGTTTGTCCTTTTGCTAATTTTAGGTCCTTCATAACTTTTTCTGAAATGTAATCAGGGACCATTCTTTTTGCGGTGCATTTTGCCGCAAGTTCGGTCAAATACCAGTATTTAGTTCCTTCTTTGCAATTATCTTCCTCTATCGTGAACAATAATTTAGGGAACGCAACTGTAACATATACGCCTATGGAATTTTTCATTCCCAAAATACGTTGCTTTAGCACTTCTTCAATCAGCATAGCCAATTCTTTTTTATACTCTTCTGTTTCTCCCATATACATAAAGATAGAAACAAAAGGTGCTTGACCATTAGTAGTAGTCAAAGAATTAAGCTGATAATTTAAAGTCTGGACCGCATCAGCGACTTCTTTCTTCAAGTCCTCTTCCGCAAATACTAAAGCTTCTTCCTCGGAAAATCCCCAATCGAGATACTTGTTATAGAATCTTATCTGGCTAGCTCTGACAAATGGTGCTAAATGCGTGAGTGTAATTGTACAACCGCCGAATTCGCTGGAAGCTGCGGCGCTAATCACCTGCGTTGCAATAGTCATTGCGGTAGATAGGCGATGTGGCTTGTCAATTTGTACACCATTAACCACTGTGCCATTTTGTAACATATCATTTAAATTGAGTAATGAGCAATTATGGAGCGTTTTCTGGGCGGCGTAATCCATATCGTGAATATGAATAATTCCCGCATCATGAGCCTTAATTGTCTCTTTTGGGAAAATATAGTTGCGAGCAAGGTCCTTACTTACAATACCAGCCATATAATCTCGTTGAACTGTGACCCACTTACTATTTTTATTACTATTCTCTGTCGCCCAATAGCTATTTGTACCGCCAACCATTGTCATTAATTCATCATCAGTCTTTTTCTTGCGGGCAAGCTGACGTTCGTACCTATATCGAATGTAGGCTTTTGCAACAGGTAAATCTTCGCTTTTGATAAGCCAATCTTCTACAGTGTCTTGAATTTCTTCTACTGTTACATCTTTGTCCGCATATTTAGCTTTTAAATTATCGGTTACATAATGAGCAATAGAATTTCCCAAGTGGCCATCAGAGTTACCGTGTACTTCTGAGTAAGCCTTATTTACCGCATTAGAAATTTTTTGTTCATCAAAAGCAACAATTTTTCCATCACGTTTAATAACTTGCATTTATCTCCTTTCTATTTTTGATTACTAATATAAAATAAAATTCGTTCTTTTTATTTTATAGAAAAATGTCACCAGAATCTTTAGTTAGGCACAATTTACAGTATCTTGATACCGTAAGGAATACCATATCTAGTGGTATTTTCGTATCTAAAACGAGAGGAGGGATTTTAAACGCAGGTTTCAATCTTGCGGACAAGTCCTTAAAATCATAATGGTCCACAACCATTCTCCGCAGCATTTCTTTTGTTAGCTTCTTTTCTCTTTTAATTGACCTAAATAATCGAGTAAAGCAATTAGCCTTTAGATAAATTGGTACAATAACAAATTCATCTTTCATCTTCGCCAGGGATTCCATTCCCGCAGGATTGAAAACCCCAATATTTAGATGATTTTCGAGCGCGGAAAACTTGCCCGTGCCATAATACCATCTATTAAAACAAGTTGACTCAATAAAAGAACCATTCTTTTGAAGAACTTTAAAAATATCATCAGAAACAAAACAGTAGTCCAGTCCTTCTTTTTCTCCTGCTCTTGGAGGTCTAGTGGTAAAACTGACCATATGATGTACTTTAATTCCCAATTCTTTAAAATAATAGTACAAATCATTTGCCAAAGTAGTTTTACCGCTAGAGGATTTCCCGCAAATTGCAATAATAACTTTCTTATTCAGTTTCGTCACCCCATCTTGCGTTAGTAAAATTAATTCTTCCATCGTCAAAAACTTCTGTAATCTTAAAGAGTTGATGCGTCTTTAATCTCTTGTATGCTTTTGGAACAAAATTATCTTCTCGTCTAAAACCAGTTATTAAAAGAAGAGTGCCTTTTTTGAAGAAGCTTTCTTCTCGGACTTTCTTTGTCCCGTCCCGCATTTGTTCGCTTATGCGCTTATTGTATCTAGCATAATAATCTTTAGAGAAACGAATAACTACTACTTGTTCATCTGGTGTTAGTAAATAAATAGTAGAATGTAAATCGTCTTTCGCAATAACTGTTCCCATAATTTTTGTAATCTTAAAAATAGGAATTGTTCTTCCTTGCCATTGGCAGGTAAAATCAATAGTAGGGACTTTCGGCAGCGCAGAAAAATCAGAAATCTCATACATTTCTTTATCTACATTTGCTAGTTCATGCGGATGTTCATACGTTCCAATGCTTTCCATTTCTCCTGCGGCATATCCTCTGCCCGCATATTTATTCCATTCTTGTTTGAATAAGAAGTCATTTAATTGCTGTAATAGAGTTTCTTTGTTCTCTTGGAGATACTCTTTTACAGTGAGAATTTCCGCGTCATATTGCTCTTTCATAGTTTTCTGATTGATGCAAATTTTATTATTGACATTCTCTGTCAAATCAATATTGAAATATTTCTCATAGAATTTGTAGTAAGGAGAATTAAGTGGTAATTCAAAATATGTTTTATACTTACAATTCTTTTTTAATTCTTTATAGAAATTAAAGGTTTGTTTCTCATGCTTGAAGTCATTAAGTAATCCAGTTTCAAATAAAGCATTAAGATTTTGTAAAGTGATTTTTTGTTTTTGACCGCTAATAGACTTAATGTAATCTATCATAACTTTTTCTCTATCATTAAAGCAGTCAAAAGCTCCACTTTTAATAAGAATTACCATAGCTGTCTTATTTACATTGACTTTCTCTTGAAAATCTTGGACCGATGAATATGGTCTATTAGAAATAATTTCTTTGCAGGTATCAATGCCTACGCTTTGCAATCCCGCAAGACCAAAATAAATAATATTATTTTCTGCATCTGGCGTAAAAGAATAATCAGATTTATTAATATTAATCAAAGCAACTTTAGTATCTGTCAATGTTTTAATCTTATTAACAGCAATCGCAATTTTGCCATAATTAGATGTTTTTTCATCTAGTCCTTCGATAGCACCAGATTCAACAATGAGGTTTGCGCAGTTCCAAAAAATTGTAGGGTAGAAATAAGCAAGGTTCATTTCCTGTAAGCCAATTAGCGAGTAGAGCGCAGTATGCGATGAGTTAAATGAGTACCCTCTAGAGACACATACTTGTTTCCACACATAATTACAAAAATTCCTGCTTAAATGATGTTCTTCCATTCTACTAAAGAACTCTTCCTCGCATTTAATAAACCCTTCTGGGTTTTTCTTAGCAATAGATTTTCTTAATGAGTCTGCATAGTTTAGGTCAAAACCGCCACACTCTGGTATCTGGACCAACATCATAATTTTTTCTTGTGATTCACAAATACCATAAGAAATACCAAGAATAGGCTCTAGCAATTTTTGTTCATGCTCTGTCAATCCCGCATTTTGCATTTCTTTATACCAAAGACTAATATCATTCTTAAATCTAGCATATTTATCAATAGGTTGTTCGCCATTTTTTTCTTGCGCCATAAGACGAATGACTGAATTCAAAACAGACAAATCTTCTACTGAATGAGGTTTTGTTTTATCAATTCCCTGGATTCCGCTTGCTTGCTCCATTTGAAACATAGATTGAATTTTATGTTCTTGAAGCATTTTCCACATTCCAGGATTATCCCTGTTGATATTATAGATTCCAAGAGCCTTCTCATAAGTTTCTTGTAAGGTGGGATATTCTTTAATATATCCATATTTTGCAAGTAATTCTAGACAAACTTGAATCTTGTCCAATGCTTCAATACTAAGCAAGTCATATTTAATTAGGCTAACTTTTTCCGCATCATGCAAATCGAATTGAGTAACTACCGTGCCGTCTGGCGTTCTCATTAAAGCAGTAGATTCTGTAAATGGTTCATCTACGAAAATCAATCCGCCTGCGTGACTTCCAACTCTACAAATCAAGCCTTCGATTCTACTTGCGACTTTCCATAATTCTGGATATTGATTCATTTCTGTCACAAATGGTGTAACTGGCTGCATATCATTTTCTTTGTCGCCATAGTAACATTGCTTTAACGTGCGGATAATGCCACGGTCACTAGGAATTAAAGAAGCGATGTATTGAGCAATATCATTGTTGATTCCTAGACCTCTTGCAGCAGTTAGAATAGCAGACTTAGCTTTTTCAGTTCCAAGAGTAAGAACATTACTAACCCTGTCTTGACCATAGACTTTGCGGAACTGATTGAGGACTTGTTCTCTTTTAAGCCCTGAAATATCTATATCGACCTTTTATACCCTCGGTTTCCCGATATTTATTAGGGGAATAGACTATACCATTAACCGTTCTGGTTACTCCTTGGTAGTCGTTGCGGGCTTCTCTTGTGCTTTTGCATTTAGAGCTATCCCACAGGATTATCCAATCTTTTACCTTTTTACCATACTGTAATGATTAGTTACACTATATACAAATTTCTTCGCATATTTGGTAGTAAAAGCTCTAAGGACTTTCCCTGTTATTCAGAGTTTTTCCTTACATCTTCCAATGTAAGGGGACTGTTAAAACTTCTTTTAGCTATTTCAAATTTTCTTTTTAAATAAACGGGTGCATTTTTATACAATCTTTTTTCCAGATATTCGCTTTCCTTCACATTATATGCTAAGCTATATATGGTTTTATCTGGAATAATGTGATAAGGTATTCCAAAATAAAGCGCAATATCTTCTAAGAACTCTTTGTTACCGCAAATTCTAAAATTCGGATATGCCGACCTTAAACTTCCGTCTCCATCTATATATCCTCTTATAAAGTCATCTAGAAATTGAATTTTTGGCAATGCGCATATTTTTTTTGTTTTGTGTTCAACTACGCCCCATTTTTCTAAGTCTGACACTATCTCATTGTTGCCAATTAATAATCGGCTATACTTTTCACCAATTTTGTATCCATGACTTTGCATGTATGTTCGGATAGAAATGTTCGTATCCAAAAATTTTTGTAATTTATTCAACCATTCTATATCAGAAGATTTTATTGTCATTCCAAAATAATTCGTATAAGGGTTTGTCTTTGAAATATATCCATCTGCATAAAAAGTACCTAGCCAATAAGCTTTTTCTCTAGAGTCAATTACCGAAAAAATAGAAGTGTTTAGTTTTCTACCAATAAAATTATTCCTAGCTTCTGATAAAGTCCTCATTTTTACTTTATAGATTTTTAAGATTTTATGAATTGAACTTGTATTAGACCCCCATTTTTTAGCAAGTTTAACACATGATAAGCCGCTGTCATAGTCTGCACAGATTTGTTTTTCTTGCTCAATAGTAAAAGTACAATTTTTATTTCGTTTCAAAATGCACCTCCTTTCTTCTCCGTGGAAGAGAATTTAATAGCTAAAAGTTTTGTTAATCCAATACAGAAACACGAGCTGGATTCAAGAAACGCCAAGCATACATTTTTGTTTTCTCCCATAATGGGTTAACTTGTGTAATACCTAACAAATACAGAATTAAGAATCCTCCGCCAGACCCTCGACCGCACCCAACCAGACTTCCTGCTTCCCAAATATTATCTACTATCTTTTGGAGATTTAGAAAATAAGAGCTCCAATGAGTTTTATTAACAAGAGAACTATCATAAATTGATTTTAATTCTTCATCAATTTCCGCGTAACATTCTGGTGTTTGTAATCTCTTATCTTCCTTTATCTTTTGGACAATGATTCTAGTTAAAAGCCTATCACCTTCAAAATCTGAATCATCCAAGAGAGAAAGATTAGGAATATATTTTTCAAATTCTTTGACTTGCGGAAAATCGACTGTGCTATCTTTCCATGGTAACTGCGGAATTTTAAGAGGTTTCTTAATACTGTAATCTTCGCACATATTCTTGATTTTTAAAATATTAGAATAAGCTAACTCCAATTGCTCTTGGTTAAGATAAGAAAAATATTCTTCAATTTCTTCTGTTCCCATTAAATAAGTAGTATCATAAAATTCATCTACTTCTCGTTCGCCATTTTGAGATTTAAGATATGCTTTATGAATAAATTTTTCTTCTTCTTTGACGTAATGAGAATCAGTTGTGATGATATAAGGAATTTCTAATTCCGCAGACAATTTGGTAATGCAAGTGTTAACATAAATTTGTTCTTCATTGTTAGAAGGCTGCATTTCTAAAAAGAAATTTTCTTTTCCAAAAATATTTTGAATGTACTTGCACCAATCAACAATCTTCTTGTATTTATCTTTAGTGCGGGAATTTCTAAAATCTAAAAGTAATTGAGGTAGTTGTCCTCCTAGACAAGCCGTGGAAGCAATTACGTGACCTTTATTTTTGCCGATAATTTCTTCTAAGTCACTATAATAAGTGGGAACTCTCCTCATTCCTCTACCCATATAGGACCGCATCCATGCTCTAGTAGATAATTCCCTTAATTGCTTATGCCCAATTGCGTCTTTTGCCAAAAGAATAAAGTGAAAATACCTATCTTTTTCCGCATCAAAATTATCTTTGTTTAATCCGTTGCGGACAAGGTAAATTTCATTTCCTCTAATTACCTTAAAATTAGGATTGTCAGCTTTGATTTTATCATAGTATTCTTCAATCTTAATTGAATTGGCTAATGTTTCGTGTTCTGTGAAAGCGATGACTTCTTGCCCTAATTCAAGTGAATAATCAATTAGTCCATCAATAGTTGAAATTGCGTCTCTTAATCTAAAATTAGAAAAATCTGTGTGATTGTGTAATGACCCTGGATATTCCAATATTTTCTCACCTCTTTTCTAATAAAAACCCGAACATATATATATTATACCATATAAATATGCTCGGGTCAAGTTTAAAATCCGTAATCCTTTGTCGTTTCGTAATCTTCGACAATAAGTTGCGGAGTAATTTCGCCATTCCATTCATTTTTCCCGCATTTTGCGACAAAAGTCATAGAAGTAAAACCGTCTGTCAATTCTTCAAATTCTTCTTCAGATGACTTAAACTTAATTGCTTCTACGCCATTGGAAAGTTGAATTTTAATGGTTGGGTGTCCTTTTGCCAAACCCATAAGTGTTACGTTAGTTTCTGACAAAGGAACATTTTGAACAGCTACTAGACTCTCTTGGATATTCTGACCATAAATATTGAAGTCAGCAATTTCAAGAACTATATCGTCTGAAACAGTATCACTATCCCAAATGTAGTCTACCCAGAAAGCAGGAGATTGGTCAATCTTTGAATATAAATCATTAGTATCATGAATAAAATCTTCAATTTTAGATGATTTAATAGCTGCGCCAAAAGCTGCTTCGTGACCTTCTGCTAATTCCATATCACCCGTGGACCGCAAGACAGATTTTAAATCTTCAATTTCAGATAAAGAATAATTGCGGGCAGACCCACGGAACACATCTTCTGTATCTGTGGCTAATTTACTTCTCACAAGGACAAGGCAAGGTCGCTGGTATTTAGCCATAAGTTTATTTGCTACAAGTCCCGTTAAATTTCTCTCAACGTCTCCTGGATTTACCAAGAGTAGAAGAATGGAATTATCAAGTAGATTTTCTTTTTGAATTTTATCCTCTAAAAATTCCATTGTTTCGTCTACTAATTTAGTCTGTCTACGTTTGATGCGGTCAATGACCGTGACAGCTTCAATCCACCATGGAGTTTCTAATCCTTTTTCGCCACGTTTAGAAGAAGGAATCATTTTATCTGCATATTCTGTCAACATAGCTTTAAAGATTAATTCTTTTTCTTCCATTGTCCCGCAACGAACGGCGGCATTGATATATGGGACTACATAAAAAGCCATGGAATAATAATTAATTCCATTCATTTTATTGATAGAATATTCATTCTTTTTAGTCATGCCTAAAAGAAAATGATTCTTAAAATGAGTCAAGCCAATATTCATAATGGCACGGATTTCATTTTCTCTATAATCAGCCATGTCTCCGCAATTACCGATAGCGCATAAATCGATTAAGTCATTAGTATAATAGCCAAGATTGTATAATTCTTCAAAAGCTCTACAGAATTGCCAGGTAACTCCCGCACCAGTCAATGCTTTATCTGGATAATTATTAATTTGATGATTAATAACTATTGCATAGTCGCTATCTTGGTCGCATTGGTGGTGGTCCAAAGTAACACAAGTAATTCCTTTTTCCGCAAGAATTTTGTGCTGTTCTCTATCATTAGATGCGCCATCTGGACAAAAAACTATTTTAGCGTCATCATCAATCTTTTCCATTACATCTGATAAACCGTGTTCTTTGCCTTCGTGCATAATATAAGAAAGATGATTGTTTGTCCAAATAGGAAAATAATTATATAGGCAATTAGTTAGAATACTAGCTGAGGTGTACCCATCGCACTTATTTATTACCCTGTATTTCTACATATTTTTAGGGGTTAGACTATCCATTGTCAATAGACCTCTTATTATAGTCGTTGAACGTTTCTTTTTTGTTAAAAAAGACTTCGCTGCGGATTGTCCAATATTTTTACCTTTTTACCATATCGTAAGCATTACCTCTTGCCACTTGTATGTTACCACCAAGCTTGGTAGTAAAAATCTCTAAGGAGTTTCCCGCAATTTAAAGAGTTTTTATTTAAGACTGAAACTGCTAAGGTTAATCACAGTCTACTACAATTTGGACTTTTTTATTATTGCTAACACATTTCCAAAGAATATCACAGGCTGTAGTCACCTTATCCTCGTCTAAAAGACGCCAATCATTAATATCTTCTTTTCCCGCAAACAGCCAATGCGGAATATCCTCTTTTTTGATTCCTCTCCCGCAAAGGACTTGTTCTGTGGGCGAATCAAATTCTTCCTCTAAATAAGTTTTGTATTTAATTTTTAATCACCTCTATTTCAGCACGATACGATTTGAGAATAAATGATTAAAAATATCTTTCCCTTTGTCGAGGGGAGAATCTTTATATCCTAATATATTCTCATTATCAAAAACAACACTTACAGTAACATAAGGAGAAAATTTCTTTGCTACTTTTGCAATTTTCTCTTGGACCTCTTGTATCTTTTCATAATCATTATTTTCAAAATCTCGGTCAAAAGCCACTACCATTTCTTGTATCCCAAGATTTTTCAAAATATTAAATTGATAGTTAGAAATTGAACTTCCGCAAACCGCAACACAAATGTTGTTAGCTGTACCAAAATATGATTGAAATTGTAAAACAGATTTTTCACTTTCAACTACAATAGCTGTTTGCATATCTTGAATACGCTGCGCCGCATTTTCAATTCCATATAAATTCATCATTAGAGGATGATTATATAAGGTTTTTCCATCCCACCATGGCTTATATTTTCTAGATTTTTCTAATTCTTTAATTAGAGTTCTTTGTCTAATGCCGACACATCTATTGTCAATGTCACGATGCGGGATAAGGATATTCCCCCCGATTGGGTCAATACAAATTCCCATATAATCACAAACTTCTTTTGAGATATTTTGTTTTTGCCAATCATGGATTAGAAGTTTCGGATAATAATTGAGAATAGAAATATCAAATTCTGGCAAGATAATTTTGTCTTGATTTTTTGATTCTACTTGTGTTTTATCGTATCTCTTAAAAATTTCCCAATCTTCTTTAAACTTCGTACTATCTTCTAAATCAAAAATAATATTTTGAAGATTGAAAAAATTTACCGCAAATTGAATTGCTTGATTAAGATTATCAAAATTTTCTACTTTTTGAATAAGTCCAAAAATATCGAAAGTATCATTACAATGAGTGTAGCAATGAAAAAGTCCTGTATCGGTATAGTAGTAAAGCTTTCTAGAATCTCCACCGTGGCAAATTGTCTTAGAAATAATAGCGTTGCCATTTTCTTCTGGCTCTCCTCCGAAGAAACTTAATAAATTAAAAACATCTTCTGGTGTGATAGATTCTCTTACTTCTTGCTTATCGTATCTCATATCACACCACCTTGCCATCTTCGTACACATCAATTAAATTCAAATTGTAATCAGTCACAAACAATGTTTTATATCTTGATGTACCCTTGTCCGCACGTTGCCAGCAAATTACCCTATTAATTTTCCCTCGTCTATTTTTATAAATAGAAAGTTTAATATTTGGTACGCCTAATTCTGGGTGACTTTCCAAAAGTCCTGCCAAATCTTCATAATCATCTGGAACCATATCAACCATAATAGAACCATAATCAATCCTATTGGCAATAGACTTTGCTCCTGCCAACATTCCTTGGTCAAGAATTTTTTCTTGTTTGAAACTATTATTTAATTGAGTTGAGGAATAAATAAATACGCCATACTTTCCCGCAATATCCTTTAGTTTAGAGGAAAGTAAGAATAAAATTTGGTCCTCACGTATTTTCATTCCGCCAGAAGCACGAGTAATTTCTTCAATAATTTTCATAGAAGATGTAATATAATCAAGAAAAACACAAGAACATTTATTGACACGAATATTTCTCTTAATACAATTTTCAATATCTTTCATATTGTAATCTGGTAAATACTCGATAAATAATTTAGATTCTTTTAAAATTTGAATTGCTTTTACAACTCGCTCATATTCTCCAAAATCATATTTATTTTCAAGAATATGATTTTCTGGAACACCTGAAACAAAACTCCATGCCATTGTTTGTAACTCTGATTTATCTAGCTCTACAGAAATAAAGATAGTAGGAATCTTTTCTCCAATGTCTACCCATTCACCATTTTCATATATAGAAGAACAGGACATATAGCAAGCATCTGCCATGGCATTTCTTGTATTGTGAGTAACAATAAAATCATTCATAAGGAAAAGATGGTCTTTATTATCTACGGTAAAGCAAGTCATATCTGTTTTTTGAGAAGTCTTTTTAATATCAACTATCTTCAAATACTTAGTAGGAGCTATTACCTCTTCTCCATTTAAGAATTTTTCCAAAAGACTAAAATCATTTTCTGAATATGACACTCTATAAAAACTATTTTTCATATGCGTCACTTGAGGTATAATACCTAAACCCCGGAGGAGAGTCACTTCTTTTAGACAAAAAAATTCCTTATCAAAAATCGCAGTTCTTTCTTTTCTACTGCGGGAAAATGAAATACATTTACTTTCAATGTCCAATAGAGAATTGACAAAACTTTTTGTGAAAATATAGTTGCCATAAGGAGAATTAACCCTTACAGAAAAGTTATTTTTGAGCGCTTTCTGCTTTTTTATCCTCTTGTAAATGGTTTGAGTATCTTCGACTCTTTTCTTTCCATTTTCAAAATATTCCCAAAGGTGTTCCCCGCAACATTCAGCAACTCTGCCATCTGCAAATGTTACTTTCCAAATTTCTTTTGTAGTTGGTTGCGGGAATACGGCAAGAACTTTTGTCGGACTGCTGTCTTGTGCAAAAAGATAATCACCAACTTTAATATCTCCAACTTTTCGCCAACCGTTTGGAGTAGGAATTAATGTATCATTAGGGATTGCTTTCCCTACGCCCGTGGCAGCCGACCGCAGATAAAATTTTCCTGTCCTCGCTCCCATCGCAATGTCGCTAGACACTTTATCATATAGCGGATAGCCAATAGCAGGATTCTGTTTTAATTCTTCTAACAGCTTTTCCGCATCATCGCCAATTTGACAAGATTCATCCATATCTCCGTCAACTAGATATTCTCTAATATGAAGAACCCTATTGTCTATCATATCAGCAATTTCTTCTATTGGCGTATTGTCTAATAATTTACTTTGTTCTTGCTTTTTCTCTAAATCAATAATATTGTCTGGGTCATAAATCCAAGAAACATCTAATCCTATATTGTCATAAGCTCTAAGTAGAGTCATCTTTTTGAGCCTAGAATAATAATAATTAAAGTTTAGAATATCAGCTTGCTCATAAACTTGATGCAGCCATTCTGCACCATGATTAGCTTTATAGGTAGCGAAAGAATGTTCCTTTTCAGAAAGATAATCCTCAATGACTTTTGTATTGAGTTTTTCCGCACCCATATTATAAAGATTATAAACAGAGCCGAAGATTACCTTATGAAACTCATTATTAAAATCTTCGGCTCGGAAATCATAAATACCATCTTCGTCTAATAAATGGGGATTATTTAAAATACAACCTATCACTTGGATAGCAGATGTTGAATCATAGTATTTACTACCAGTCAATAATACCCCCATTCTAAATTAATCTAACATAAACAACTTGTTTCTTGCGGGAGCTGCAAACGGTTTTCGCTTTGGTGTTTTTTCAATTTGAGAACGTTTATCTACATAAACTTGAATTAAATTCTCGTCTACATCTTTATATCGTTCTTCATTTTCCGCAAGTCGCCGATAATATTTAATCGCTTCATCATAAATATAATCAACAATACCAATTCCACCATTGGCAGCTTCAATATCACCATTTTTTACATCAAACCAATAGACAACAGCCTGGTAAATTCCCTCTAACGTTTTCCCATCTTGAAGGAAAGACTGTATTTGTCTATCGGTTTTTTGTCTAATAAAAGAAGTTCCTAGATATTCCTTTACCTTTTTAAGAATTAAATCTTTATAGGATTCCGCAGAGATATTTTTTCTATATTCCTCTGCACACTTGGAATGAGCATATCTATTTCCTATTTTTTCATAGGATTCAACTTCTCTATCAAAGGTTTCCCCGCAATATAAACATTTAACAGGTGGTTTGCGGGAAATGCCCATAATTAAATACCATTACCCATTTCTTCTTTGAGGTCATCAATAATACGACCGACTTGCTCATACTGGTCATTTGTCGCATCATAAATCTTCTTACCCTCACCGAGATTCTTTACAATAAGTTTACCGATGAAAGGCGCCCACTTTGAATTGAAACGCTCTTTGGTGACATTCTTCTTTAGTTGAGCAAGAATTTCCTTAAACTCTTCTAGAAGAACAGAAACATCTTCTTGCTCATAAACAGGAATATTGCTTTCATCAGTTACAGCATCTTTGCCATTGTGTTTTTCCTCTTCTTCAACAGCAAATTTAAGAGCCTTAACCAAATCTTTGTAAGAGAACGGGATTTCCGCAGGAATATATTTGAATCGGCAACCACAAGAAATATCATCAGAATCAGAACGAAGTGTTAGAATCCTGTCACCTGTAGAATTTTCATCATCTGAATAGTGCGCCCATCCATAAATATCTGCCATGTTGCGGATAATATCATTCACTCGACTAGGAGAAAGAGTAGGGCCAATGGTAACAACACCTGTCTTTTCATCTACCACACGGTTAACGTGACTAATGAAAATAATAGAATAACCAAGTTGAGCAAGTCCATTGAACACGCTTTCAAACTCTGAACGCATTAGCTTATAGCCTTTGCCCCAACCAAGGTCGCCTAAGTCCTCTACCTCTTTTTGATTACAAATATACTTAGTGCAATAAGCAGCAGCTAAATCAACCGTATCTACAATAATAGTTTTGAATTTAGCTTGTACTTCCTTACGCTTTAAATCATTATAGACTTGACGCATAGTACGCCAATCTGGTACATCTACTGGTACAATACCTGAAATTGCATTATAGCCACGTTCTGTAGCAATTAACAGACAATCTTCTGCCTGTGCCGCAAGTGAGGTCTTGCCAATTTTCAAAAGTGTTATCTTATAGGCTTTTTATCCTATAATTCTTATAATTTCTTATAAGTTCAGCATATCTTTTCATCTGCTATTTTCAGATGCGCGGACTCTTGGAAGAATTATATTGATTAAAAATCTTTCATCTTCTATGCGTTGCGGCTGGTTATCACTTTACAAATAACCTTCACCTCTGATTACCATATCTTTATAGACTTAGGCTTCCAGATTTTTTCCGCATCTTAGATAATCGTCACCGATTAAATAGCCAAAATTTTAGCTTCACCGTAGATGTACGTAATATACCCACTTAAATTTTTACTTACCTTGTGTGGTTCAATACTTAGTAAGTCAATTGCCATAATTATTCCTTTCTTTCGTAGTTAGACAGAAAAGGGGAATATAATCGTACTCCCCAATATGTTTTTAGAAAGGAAAATCGTCATCATCCGTTTCATCAGCTTGCGCAGCCTTAGTTGCTTTACCCTTTGGGGCAGCAGTAGCAGCAAAAGCACCGCTATTTTGAGAAGCACGATACTCTTCTTGACGCTTCTTCTCTTCTGCAAGACGCTCTTCACGAGCAGTAATGAGCTTCTTCATGTCCTTATTGGTCATAACAGTATCATCGCCATATTCCATAGTTTCTGGGGAAGCACCGGTTACAGACCAAGAACGAATAGTACGCTCAGTTGTTTCTACTGTTGGCTCACCAAAAGCATTTTCAATAGTCTTTTCAGACTTAACAATATTGGAAATGATATTGCCCCAAATCTTAGTTGCTACAGGATTCTTCTTGGTAATATCAAGACCACGGAAATAATTCTTACCGCCCTCATTAGTAACATCAACCTCAAATGGAATAAGGTCGTTGCGGAAATTGAAAGCGAAACCAGAAAGAATTACATAATCATCGCCATCTTCAACTTCCTTATCACGGCAACCAACTAGAACACATTCAAGAGTAAACTTTGCTGGCTTACTGATTGGTTCCGTTGGAGACATAAGATGAATAAAACCACCACGAATACGTTTTGCGGTTACAAGTTCATCATCGCGATTATAAAATTCATTTGCTTCAAGCTCTGCGGAAATACGAACCTTTTGTGCATCTTTGCCAAATTCCTTGTAAGTTTTTGCAGTATCAAGGAGATTAGCTAGAGTTTGATAAATGGGGTTATCACGCTCTGGTTTACCATCTTTAGCTGGGAATGTTGGCACAACATAAGCATAATGAACAGTTACAACATTAGTAGCATCTTCATCTGTGGCAATATTAATATCGCCTTGAATATATTCTGTTCCAGGATTCTTTGAATTAGAACCAGTAACCGCCTTATGCAGTCCACGCCTTTCATCAGAACCGAAATCGAAAACATAACCTTGGATGTCTACTTGATTAGTCCAATTCTTTTTCAATTTTCCTTCTTTCTCTTGGGTTTAACCCTCTAACTTCTGCGGCCATCTGCCACAACATTGATGTTCCAAACACTTATGAACTTTGTCGCACTTGACTTTAAAGAACATATCACAAATTGTTTCCCATTCTTCAGAATATTCAGAAAGTGCAATAATAATATCCCGCATCATTTCCCTATATTCCCAATAAGCACGAGTACAAAGTCTTTGTTCAGCCATAGTCATAAGCGTTCTTGCATTAAAATGACAACTTATTATTGTTCCCATGCCAAGTGGAAGAACCATATTTGCATCTTCAGCCTTAATTCCGCACTCTTCTTGCAAAAATTTCGTAGTTTCTGCAATATCTTTCATACACTTGGAATATCGTTCAAGAGCAATAGAATTTTTTCCAATAGCAGGAGGAATAACATAATCAAATTGTTTGTATTTAATATACCTAGTAGAAGCTTGTGTGCGGGTAGGCGCACCGCCAATATGAGTATAGAACTCTCTAATTACTTTTGCGGAATACCCTTTTAAAACAAACCAAGCCGTAGCATATTCTAAACAACGAAAATGACCATCCTTGACCGCACGTAATCCACGAACATAATTTTTTCCATCATCGTTCGTATTACTGCCATAGCAAGGACCAATCATTTTACCAATCAGAGTTAAAGGATTTTTTGGAGTATTTTCATCAATCACAACTTTACCCATTAATTATTTCCTTTCGTCTGATTGTATCCAAATTTATTAGAATTATATGTTTGAATATAAAACGCTTCTTTTTGATTTAGTTCGTCTGGCATACATTTTTCCAAAAGCTCAAAAGTGAAATTAGAAATCCCGTATTCTTGCATAGCATTATATAGTTGATTGCGGGTAGTCGCTGAAACCGCTCCAACGCCCTCTTTACAATGCTGCTGCCATCTTTTCCGCACATCTACACTTTGACCTATATAACATTCTTCTGTTTGGAGATTTGTGATTTTGTAAATGCCGCAAATTCTATCTTCGTCTAACAATTTATCTGATAATGCTTTTAATTTATTTTGGATAAAAGTAGACCAAATAATCTTACCTACAACTTGCGGGGAAAATAACTTAGGACGCAATTGATTGAGAAACTCAACGTCATGTTTTTCGTCATCTGTCAAACCTAAAATATAATTTTTAGGATTATCTTTTAAGGCTTGCTCCCTACGCTTAGCTTCAATAATCGCAGCTTCTTGAGCTTGATAAGATTGTAATTTTCGTTTGCAATCTTCAATACCCATTTGTAAACTCTCTTGCTTGAATCTATAATTTTCAGATAATTCTTTATCCTTTTTAGCATACAATTCTTCAAGTAAGACACGTTTACTTCTAAATTCATTATGTAATTCTTTATCCATATCTTTAATTTGATTTTGATATGAGGTATAGACAGAAGTTAATGAATCAATATTTTCCCGCAAAGACTGTAGTTCTAAATCTAACTGCGTCTTTTTCTTACTTTTGACCTCTTGGACTTTCTTATCCAACGCAGAGAATTTTAAGAAATATCCAAAAGAGAAGAAAAAGAACGCAGAAAGAATTAGCAAAAAAATAAAAATTAAATCCATGCTACCAAGAAGGAATTAGAAAGCAGTAGATGCGCTTTCCTTCTCTGGTGCGAGAGTATCGACATCGAACTTCATACCTTCTTTGGTTGCGGAAATAACCTTGACAGGCTTACCATCTTTCTCCTGCTCAGTACGGACAGCAAGACCACGGCGAACAAGGTTGTTGACAAGTGCATTGATACCACGAGAATTGACGGTTTCATCAGCTTCTAGGCAGTCAGACTGGTCAGCGAGTTCTGCAAGCTCCTTAGAGCAAACAGGCTTATGTAGACCTTGTAAAGCATCTAGAACCGCACGAGTTTTGTTAGTTAGCATATAAGACATATTTTTCTCCTTTTTTCTCATGTCCTTATCCTTATGAAATAATAATATCACAACTTTTTCCCGCCGTCAAGAAAAAATCTAAAAAATGTCTGATAATAAACAATCAGAGGGGTCTTTATCTTCTCGCAAAGACAGGAAGAAAGCATGACGCAACGTTTGTTCTTTCTTATCAACACTCATACATTGAATAGAACAAGTGTGACCAATATATTTTTGTGGGTGTTTTGTCATATCTTCTTTCATGGCATCAGTAATACCAGAAGTCACTTTACCAAAAGTAATCAATTCACCATCTTGGTATGCGCCAATAGAAATTCCATCTTTCCACCCGTAATAGGCAGACTTTGTGATAAGATTTCCCGCAACATCCCTATACTGCCAAATGTCAGATTCTTTTCCTCGGTATTCTCTTTGCGGGTCAAGCAGACCAGTAATAACTACATCAATACTATCGACTTTTTGCTTGACTTTGAAGTTTTCTGCTGGTCTTTTATCGGGAATATACAATCCGTCTTTTCTCTTAACAACCGCTCCTTCTTCTCCTTGCTCAAGCCAACGGTTGATGGTTGCGGGAATATTCCCCGCACAAGGAAAAGCATACTCAATATAATAAGGTCTGCGGACAGTCTCATCTTTATAAAGGTCAGAAATATAATTGAATCTTTCAATAAATGGCTTATTCATTAAATCTTCTTTATTGAATTTAAGGCAATCAAAAATATAATAATGAATAAGTCCATAAAGAGTTTCTTGCCTATCAATAGCCTTCTCTGGCTTTGCTCCCATGACCTTAGTTACGTCTTTAGAGGTTTTTCCTGGATAATAAATTTCCCCGCACAGAATTGTTCCATTAGGAAGATTTTCTTTTGCCCAAGTACAGATATGCGGGATATTAGCAGATTTCTCCGTCATTTCCCCAGTAACCTTAGAAACAGTCCTGCCAAAAAGATAAATTAACCCATCATTAGTCTTTTCTAGGATATAATGCGCTCCGTCTTTTTTAGTTTGAGCAACATATTCCCCAGACTTTACGACTTCTTGCCAATTTTCCGCAGCCTTGCCATATTTCATAGGTTTAATCTGTGTACTATTTGGGTAAAGCTCACTCATATTTTCTTCCTTTTCCCGCACGTTTTGTTTTGATGTATTCTGACTTGTCTTTTGGACCAACAATTTCAACTTTTACTACTTCGTCATTTTCCGCAAGTTTAATTCCTGCGACACCTGTCGTATTTCTTCCACTTGGATTAATTTCATCTGCGGCAAAACGGATATACTTTTTATTCTTGGTGAATAAAATAATATCATTTCCATTAGTAGGAGCTACCGCCAAGAGTGAATCATCATCTTGAATATTAGTTGCGGCTAAGCCTTTAACATTTCTAGTTTTTCCCGCATATTCTTCAAAGATAGTTTTTTTGACTTTTCCATTGGTTGTGACGAAAAGAATGTAAGGCTTATTTTCACTTGGAATATTGCTGTACATAGAAACTATCTTCTCTTTATTTTGCAAGTCTAATACACTGCCTAGAGCCGTTCCTTTGTCGGTATTTGTGCAAGATTTAATATCTTTTGTGCCAACTCTGAAATACCTACCTTGGTTACTAAAAAGCAAAACAATATCATCAGAAGTAGTCTTGACCGCATCAAATTTTCCTTTGCGGAAAATCTTTAGAGGAATATTCTGAACATATCCAAGAGGATTAAAGGTAAATACAATATCTTCAATCACTTTTTCTTTTGGTCCAGAAGCAGAAGAAACTGTCCTTGTAAATTCTTTTTGAATAACTTCTGTTTTTCTTTCGCCACCAAATTCTTTGTTCATTTCTTCGATGCGGGAAATCAAAATTGACTTTTGCTTTTCATCAGAAGATAAGACTTCTTCACAATCTTTGATAATTTTAATCTTATCCTCTTTTTCCGCAAGGAGTTTTTTATTCTCCATTTTAGAGAGTTTAGTCAATCTCATATCCATAATAGCTTTAATCTGTTCTTCAGAAAGATTAAATGCTTTTGCTAATTCGGCTTTTGGCTGTTCGCTATCTTTAATGATTTTGACAACCTTATCAGTATTCTCTAGAACGATTAGTAAGCCATTAATAATTTCAAGTCTAGCCTTTGCCATTTTTAAATCATATTGATATACTTTTGACAAGCAAACGAAATTATTTTTGAGATAAACATCTAAAATAGTCTTTAGGTTGACTCTCTCGGGGATTTGATTAATGATTGCATTTTGATTTACATTAATTTGAGTTCTTAGAGGGGAGTTAGAAAAAAGTTCATTTACACAATAATCAAGAGTGAACTCTGGTTTAACCTTAACACTAATAGAAATGTGAGATTTATCACTTGTATTAAGAATGTCATCTACAGATACAATTTTACCTGCATTTACCGCCTGTTTAATTTTATCAATAGTTGGTTCAATATAAACTTGATAAGGGAATTCAATAAATTTAAGAGCGTGATTTTTCTCACTCTTAATATATTTGGATTCCATAATTACTTTACCATGACCGCTTTTGTTAATTAGACCTAAATCGTCTTTGTTAACAATAGTTGCCCCAGTAGGAAAATCTGGAAAATAACTTTTATTATCTAGCTCACCTGTTTTGAGATAATTAATAATGAGATTACAAGTATCAGTCAGATTATGCGGGACAAAGTTTTGACTCATTCCTACGCCTAGACCCATTGAGCCATTTACCAAAAGCCTTGGGAAAATACTTGGGAAAACACGAGGCCATTTTTCGTCTTGCAGATAATTCCAAATCATTTCAGAATTATCTTTCTCAATCCCCGCAAGCATATATTTTTCAACCAATGGTGATAAACGCATTTCTGTATAACGAGCAGAACCATAACTTTGTTGACCAATAATTGTATTACCAACAGCACCTTGGAAATCAATCTCACAAGTATTCTCAACAAAAGGCTGTGCCATGCGGACCAGCGTACCATAGGTTGCATCTTGATTGTGCGGCCACCAGCGACCAATAACGCCAGAAGCAACTTTAGCTGATTTCACATGAGGTTTGTTACTAAAATACTTCTGCTTATACATTTCCCATAATGCGGCTCTTGCACCTGGTAATAGTCCATCAGCGACCGCAGGGAAAGCCTTGTTTTGGTCGGTGTCAATAGCATATACTAAAAAATTTTTCCCTAGTTCCTCTTGGATGTCAATTTTATTCATAATCTACTTGCACCCCCCAAGGATTGCTATTGATATATTCTACTCGTGGAGCAACCACAGGACCATATAGGTCTACAAAAAGCTTATTAGTTGCTTCAATATCAGAGACAGTAAGTTGCTTGATTTTTCTAGTTTCTTCGTCTAAGACCGCCGCTGCTAACTGCTCTGGTTGCATTTCTGCTACGTATTATTCCTTTATTTCTAAAGGTACAGACTATTTCTTCTACTATTGTTTTATAGTAGTCTACCTTTTCCCAACGCGTATCAATAGCGTCAGTACTCTCCGACAAAGGAGATAGTCGTTACAGGTTTATTAAACTATAATTTGTAATTTTATAAATTCCTATCAAAATATTACTCCTTTTACATTAAAATAGAAGATAATACTTTTTTTATAGTTTAATATTTCCCACGAGATTATCTTCTACTATATATAAGTGGTCAGACTCCCTCGTTAGCCACAAATGTGACCCCGCTGATAAACGGTAAAGTAGATAAGGGCCAGACTATCTCTTACCCTTTTGCCCTCTGAATATCTTTGATATTAGAGTGAACAGACTTAAATTTGGCAAGCATTTCCGCATCATCAATAAAGTGATAACTATTATCACTTAATGTTACTCTATAAAGAGGTGGCTCTGCGGAATAGACATATCCTTTTGTAATAAGCTCTGGACACATTTGCCAAAGAATATTAAATAAAAGATTTTCAATTTCATTTCCCGCAGGGTCAGCATCCGATGCAGCAATAATCTTGCCATATCTCAATTTATTTTCATCAAAAATCATTTTGCCATTGGCATATTCAAGTCCAAGAGCTAAGACTAAATTATTAATCTCTTTATTCTCTATGATTTTATCAGTTGAAGTCTTTTGAACATTCAACATCATTCCTCGAATCGAATAAACCGCAGTTGTCTTTGCATTACGCTGGGCAACTAAGGAGCTTGCTGCGGACAATCCCTCAACGATGATTAATTCACAATCTTTCCTGCTTTTTGACGTAGCGTCAATAAGAGTGGTCGGCATATCAATGAATTTCTTTTTAGGACCATTTCCCGCAGCCTTAATTCTTGCCCTAGCCTTTTTAGCTGCTTCTGCTGCTTTTCGGGCAATGAGAGCCTTCTCAATGATTGCCGTTGCATCGTCTGGATTACTATCTAACCATAATTCTAATTCACGAGCAAAAACCTTATCAAAGTCAGAATTAATTTTAACAATCGTTGACTTTACTTGCGCATTATAGACTACTCCACGAGAATTAATGTTGCATACAAGCAGTAAACCTTCTCGTAAGGAATTACCATCTAATGTCTTATCATTCTCTCCCAAGAGTCCATTGGATTTCGCCCAATTATTCAGAACCTTAGTAAGAGTAGATTTAAGACTTGTAATATGCGGACCGGTGTCAGTCAAACCATAATTAACATAAGGAATAATTTTATCGCTATCCGCAGAAGTAAAAGTCATTCCTAACTTAAAGTCTTTTTCCTCAATGACTAATCTACTCTTGGTGACTTCAAAATTATTTCCTTTTTTGAGGTCCAGAATATCTTCGATGCTATCATGATGAATTAGTTCGTCATTAAACTTAATAGACAAATCGTTACATAGGCAGCAGATGTCATTAAAAAATTTTTTGAAAAATGAAATATCTGTATGAATAGAGGAGAAGTATTTTGCTTTTGGAAGATAGTAAATATCTGTTCCTGTTTTTGAATTTACCTCTAGTTCTTTTGCCTTACCGACTTTTCTCTCTTGGAGGATTCCGTCTTTAAAAGTCAAAGATTCATAATCTTTTTCATTCCAGGATATAACTTTAAAAGTCTCGGAAAGGAAGTTTGCGGCTTTTGCCCCGATACCATTTAATCCTAGCGAAGTTCCCTCGTAAACGCCATCATCAGAATATTTACCAGATGTATTCAAAACAGAAAAAGACGCTTCAAGAATTGTCTTTCCATCTTCTCTGATTTGATTAATGGGAAATCCTTGTGCTTCGTCTAGCACATGACATTCTCCCGTCTTTTCATCAACATCTACAGTAATCAAATTACCATGTCCGATATTGTGTTCATCTAGTGCATTACTAAAAATTTCCAAAAGTAGTTGATTGGGATTTTCTGTACTGCCAATATACATACCTGGTCGTAACTGTACGTGTTCGATAGGTGTTAATGACTCAATACTATCTTCTGTATAAAAATTATTTTTCAAAATTCACCTCTTTCTTATCTCTACAAAAAAAGAAGAGGTAATCATATATACAATTACCCCTTCTTTTATTATTCACACAAGCCTTATAATTCCTATAATTTCTCATTCTTTCTTTTCTTTTTTTGAAGAGTTCGTTCTTTGTCTTTTTGTTTGCGCTGATACTGTTTGGAATTGTTTTCCTTGAATTTCCGCAGACGTTTCTCTTTTGCTTCTTGTCTAAGCATATAGAGTCCATTAAGCCAACCCTCGTCAGCTGCAAAGAGTTCTTCTTCATCGAAAATAGGACCAGCAATCATAAAATAGCCTTTCTTGAGTTTTTATAAAAAGCAAAAATTTTTCTGTTTTTCCGAAGAAAAGAAAAAACTTTCAAAAAAGAAAAACTCCATTTTCCAAGCAACCTTGTCGTATCTCCGTTGACTAAACGTATGCTTGCGGACCTGTACCGTTCAATGACAACGAATAAGAGAATAGGTAGTCAATTCTATTCAATATCTTGGGCAGAGCCTAACTCACTAGCTTTTGCATATCCCAAAAAAAATACTCCAAAAGACGAATATAGAAAACATTTTTGGACCTTCGTCCTACAAATAATAACGCCCAATATTCAGTCATGCGGGAGATAAGGCTGAACAATAGGGAGCTACCCTATTGCTTCTTACCCCAGCTAAAAGCCATTTCCGCAGGAGGACTTTACCTCCAACTTTCACCAGTCATTCAGCAAATTTTCTTTTCATTTCGCTCTTTCACGAGCCATTAATTAGTCAATATGCTGTAGCTTCGGCTACTTGTCCTAGCTGCCCTGGTTATAGCCAATTTCTCGGCTTCAACTACAGAGTGGATTATTGGATTTCCAAGGACTGATTGGCTTCCACCCCAACCCTAACTTGGATTCTTGCTCACAGAGCCGTCTATTGTTCCACCCCAGGTGACTAGACTTTTTGCGTTCACGATTATTACTTGCGCAGCAATTAATTCACCAGCTTATCTGGTCGTATTAATTATCATTACTGATAACTAACTCTCTGCCTATACATAAGGGTATCCTCTTATGTTCGCGAGTTTAACTGCTCCCATGACCCGTTGACCAACGGCATACACATGGTTAAAAATCGTTTTCAATATTCATCTTTCAGAGTACAACAAGTTAGGTTTTCCTCGCTTGCTAATATATATTATAACACGAAAATTATTCTCAAGTCAAGTAAAAATTTTTGTTTTTTAAAAATTTTACTTATCTGTTAGAATAAAACTTGCATCGCAATTTGGACAAGCGATAACGTTAGTGCCTTCATGACGAATCATTTCTGTTCCGCAAGCGTGGCACTTAATCTTGCGGGAAAAATTACGCTTGCGCTTTTTATCTGCCTTCTCGGAAAAACCGCTGTTCAGAAAAGCGTTCTTTAGTGCATTGCCTTTAAGCATAATTACTCCTTAAATGTTTTAAAAGAAACAATGTTTTTATTGTTAATCTTTTTAATTTGCTCGACAATATCCTTCGTTTCAAAAATATAAGGAAGTTCTTCACAACTTTCAAACGAATCTTCAAAATAAAATGTTAACAATGGGTCATTCTCACTAATAGAAAGAAGATAATCATCTGCATCATCTTCGTCAGCAGAGCCGTAATATTCAGCCTTGTTGTAATCATCTTTTTCATACTTGATATTGTCCATCGCATCATTTTTAAGAGAAGATGTATCATAAATAACTTCGCAAATTGGCTTTCCACTTACCAAGAGAAGCATCGAAACTTTTGGAATATAGTCTAAAATTACAGGAATGTCCTCATAAACTGGCTCTAAGCTTGCGGAATCATATGTACCGCAATCCTCTGTAATATATTCATCATCGTCTCTTCCGTAGCCATATGCTATCTCAACAGAGAATTCTTTTGAATCAACTTCGTTGTCCTTGGCGTAAAATCTCATTTTCTTCTCCAAACTAAGGCTCAACTGTTAGAAGTAATTTATCGTTCGGCGGGAAATTATTCCCATGGAAAAACCACCAAACCATAAGACCAAAAACAATAATCAAAAAGAACAAACACCAATTCAACATATTAATCGAGCCTTTCGTAAGCGAAACCATCATCTGTTGAATAATAAATATGACGTATTCCCTTGTCCCGCAAAGCCTGAATACAACCATTACAAGGTCTTGCTAGTCCATGACCGCTTTTGTGTCCAAAAGAAACCCTATAGATATAAACCTTAACCTTGGAATAATCAAGCTGAAGATTTGCCGTATAGGAAATATGACTTAGGGCATCAATTTCCGCATGAATACTATGCTGAGCAGGCTTTACTCCATATCGAAAATTACGATATTTGTTGTAGTGCTTTTGGAGAGGATGCGTCCTACAAGAGTTATGTCCAGTAGAAACCACATACCCCTTATAGACAACCACACACCCCAAATGAAATGGAGAATAATCTGATTTCAAAGCTTCCTGCCGAGCTTCCTCAAAAAACTTTATGTCGCTCTTAGAAAAAACCACTTAAAATCTCCTTTATTCTCCTTCACTCACTAAAATATATTATATCATATTTCCAATAGGCAAGTCAAGTGAAATTTTTTCGGGTTCTGAAAAATATCTAATCGTGTACTCATATTGAATAATTGCGGCAGCTTGGCTCACATTCAAAGAACGGACTGAACCGAATTGTTGAATATAGCACACTTTATCACATAGCTTAATAGTTTCCTCTTTTAATCCATCACCCTCATTGCCAAAAACAAATGCAGACTTGCGGGGAATGAATTCGTACTTCGCTAAATTCACAGGATTGTATTTTGCGATATTGTCTACTGCGAAAATGTAATACCCCTTTTCCCGCAACATTTCAATTACCTCTTGGGTAGTATCGGCATGATAGACGTGTTCTAAGTGAGTAGTGCCTACTGTTCCTCGTCTATCAAATCTTCTACGCCCAGTAATATAAACAGCTTTACCGAGAAAAGCATTGTTTGACCTAATCACAGAGCCAATATTGATATTGTAATCTAAGTTTTCGCAGATAGTCACCAAATCTCCACGTCTAGGGTCTAGGTCCGCACGAATTTCTTCTGCGCAATCATTCTTAAACCGTTCGATTACATTATTCTTTTGAGATTTACAAGTATTCACGCCATAAGAATATTTGCTAATCATCAATTACCTTCAAAATATTGTCAAATAATTCTTCTGTGCGGGTATCCTCTTGAAACCAAAGATTCTGGCTATCTCTTCCGAAGATATAGTTTTCTAGCAGTTGACCGAGCCTTTGGTCTGGAATTTCTTTCCAAACTTTATTCAGCTTTTGGCAAATGCGGTCGATACGCTCTAAATCTCTCATAATAATTCCTATGATACAAAGACTGTTGCTTTTACAGTACCATCTTTTTCAATAAGAATAGCGACTCTTACGTTTTTGTACTCCGTCCACATAAGTATGCCGCCATCTTCTGTTTTGTCTTGATTAAGTCTACTCATGGTATCTTCTTCAGAAAGTCCTGTGTAATGTTCAACAATCAGTCCTATTACGTGACGGCAACTTCTAATATCGTATCTGCTTGTTCCGTCAAAATTCATCGAATAAACAAACCTATATTGAGGGAAATTAACATCTTCACCATAGTCCGCATAGAAATTAAGATGCTCGTTAATATCATTTGGAATAAAAGGTTTTTCGCCATTAGCTTTTGCACTATTGGCTTGCGGAGATTGCGGAGAATCATTTGTGGTATTGGGTGTCGCTCCACACCCTACTATTCCAAGAGCAATAATACAAATTATGATAATCATAATAGACTTGCGGACAAAGCTTTTCATTTTTCTGCTTTCTGCTTGTGTTTTTCTTTAAATATATTATAACACATTTTTGGTCCAAAAACAAGAGAAAAATTTTTCAAAATAAAAAAAGAGTACCTACAAATCGTAAACACTCTTGAATTTTTGGTGGAAGCGTGAGGAATTGAACCCCAGTCTATTTAACTACTTTTACACAATTCATTTTATCACAAGATTATCCAATTCTACTCTATCATACACGGGATACCTGGAATTGGCAACGCTCTCCCGCAAGAAGGTGCTTATTTATACGAAGCTATCCCCGCATCCTTATAAAGAATAGCCAAGAACTTTTTCTCTATTTAATACTTAATAAGAAACGCTAAGAAAGTTCAAACTTATCTTACTAAGCAGCTAACGTATTAACCCCATTAGCGAAGTATAGCATATTAATACCATTTCTCTTTTTTGTTAGTGTTAAGGACTACTAACTAGACCTCTTGGAATCATGTAACCTCATTAAATATCGAGAACCTGTCGCCCCCGTTTTATGGTTCTTCCTCTGGGAATCGAACCCAGACTCTTGGGATTAAGAGTCCCCTGCTTTAGCCAATTAAGCTAAGGAAGAGTACAGTTAACTAATGATTAATATTAGCTAATTATAAAATTAGTTGGCTGCGGTAATAGGAATCGAACCTATATTCTAAGTACCAGAAACTTATGTCCTAGTCCATTAGACGATACCGCAATTTGGTCGGAGTAGCTGGATTCGAACCAGCGACCTACCGCTCCCAAAGCGGTCGCGCTAAACCAACTGCGCTATACTCCGATATGGCACACGATGAACGATTCGAACATTCGTTGACGGTTTTGGAGACTGCGAGTTTACCACTAACTTAATCGTGTGTGTATTTATGGCGGGAACTGAAAGAATTGAACTTCCATAAATCGGTTAACAGCCGATAGCTTTACCATTAAGCTAAGTTCCCCAAGTGAAATAGTCCTGTTAACGTTTTCCCGCAGCTTTAAGATTGCGGATTTTGCGCTGAATCTTGCGGAGAACGCCTGGTGAATCTACATTCTTGCCATTCTCTTTAAGACGATTATAGCGTGACTCTAATTCTCTAAGCGTATGGGTCATTATTGAAACCTTTCTTCACAAGATAAATACGTTTACAGTTCACAACCAATAGAAATGGTTACATTTTGTAACCTTTTCTATAGTATTTTGTCTGTAGTTCATTTGTTAAAACTTTTCTACAAGACAAAATACACTTAATCAAGGCACCAAATTTGAACGAGTCAGTCTAAAATTCTGATGTCCTTCCATAAAATGGGTTGCTGCTAGTGCCTTTATACTATTTATAATTGCGATGGAACAATTACACTATCATAACGAGAATCGTTAAGAGTCTGCTCCATCATTTCAAAAGCGGATAGTTCAATACCCTTAATCAGATTCTTAAAGGTAGAAGTAGATTGACCAGAAACAAGAAGTGCATCTGGGTCATTCTTAGAAGCCAAGAAAGTATCTTGTCTAGAAGCTACATTCCAATAGACAAGTTTAGGCATTTCATATCCCGCATTAGCAAAACGTTCTCTCATTTCCGCTGTGAAGGTAAGTTTACCGCCACCCCACGCATCAATTTCCATATCAGAAATGATAATGAGTGCTTTTGGCAAATCTTCTTGTGGGCAATGAGTGCGAACAGCGGTATCGAGAATTACTTCAAAAGCCTTTTCGAGATTGGTATTGTAACCAACCTCCTTTGTAACTTTGCGGTATTTCCTCTTTAAGCTCCAGCTTTCGGCAAGGGTAACAAGTCTAGGCTGATTTGTAAAAGTCATAAACTTATTTGCAAATTCACCCTTATTACGCTCTGCAAAGTAGATTGCAAGACCAACTGAAGTTGCCATTGGTCTACCACACATAGAGCCAGAAACATCTGCCATAACAAGGAAATTATTCTCACCGTCTACATAGTTAGGCAAAGCATCCCATTGAGCTTCACAAACGCCCTTGTAATCATTATCCATTTTCTCAATAATGTCATATGGATAAAGAGTAGAAGCATTAATCTTCTTTTCTCCCTTGGTAACACTATCCATATAATCAGAGAAACGAGTATTGTCGTTGCGGGCAAAGGCGTTCCTATAATTGCTCATAGCTTTAGAAGGAACTTTCTCATAGTCAATCTCATTCCAATTATTCGCAGACATTTTGACCTCGGTGATGTCAATATATTTGCGCAGCTTGGAAAGAACTTTTCTATAAGTAGACTTCCTCGTGCCAAAAAAGTTAACAAATTTATTTGCTAATTTAATCGTCTCTTGGCTAGAAGCATTAATTGATGGCATCCATTTAGCTAAAAGAGAAACGCTCTTATTCTTTTTGCAGTTGTCCATATCAGACAAAAGCTGCTTTTTAACAAAGAGGAGCATATCCTTTTCGCATTTAGTGCCAAATAGGACAAATAAATCATCCCACCTGCCAAACTCAATAACATTAGCTAAATTAGCGGAGATAACCTCGGGATGAATTTCTGCAAGTCGCTTTAGCATAATGCGACCAACAGCTCTTTCACCAAGACCGCCACGAACATCACGACCATAAAAAACAATTTTGGTTGCCAGGTCAGCATTTTCCGCATAGGCTAAATCAAGCTTATCCGCAGCATCAGTTGGACGGGAACGAAGTGCGCCAAGAACTGAAAACAGATTAAGTAAATTATCACCAGTAGATGATAAAGCTTTGCCACCATTTTCAGTAAACTTAACGCTTGATTCAATCTCTAAATCCTGTAAAAATGACATATCAATCTCTTTTCTAGGCTCATTCCATTTTTCATACATTCAAAGAATGTAATTGCTGTTCGAGCCTATAGAATTCTAATACTATGGTCGCGGCAGCGGGATTTGAACCCGCACATCACTGGTTATGAGCCAGTTGAGCTACCATTACTCTATACCGCAATTCATCTTGTGCATTAATATTTTAACACACATCTTATATCATTGTCAAGTAGAAATTTTATAAAATGTATATTAAAAATATGGTTGCCGTGAAGAGACTCGAACTCTTATGACCGAAGTCGGCGGATTTTGAGTCCGCTGCGTATACCAATTCCGCCACACGGCAAAAAATTTTACCATATAATTGGCATTTTATATGGTAAAACAAGCGTATGGATAACCTTCAACCATACAAGAACACGTATCACATTTAAGAGAGAATAGCCAGCTCTCACCGTATTCTTTTCCTTATACCAAAGCCTGGTAACTCTGTATAAGCGTGGTTTATTCCTTCTATTATCGCTATCTTCCGCATCAGCAGTAAAAGAGGAATCAAACCTCTATAATAGTTGCCCCGATAATAGATTCGAGCGGATTCCCTCACCAAGTTTTAAGACATTGACAAGTCAAGAAGCAGGGTTAGAAGGTCAGATTCGCCTTATCATGCTTCTTTGAACGATAATTCATTTCAAATTACCAGTCAAAGAAGCATAGGAACGGAGTAGAAACTATGCTTCCCTGCTTGCTAAATATATTATAGCATAAAAATTATTGCCAAGTCAAGTAGAAATTTTCCGCCTACTTTAAAAAATCAAAGAACTTGTTAAGGTCTGTCTCAGTTGCAACTTCAAGATTTTCCTTTTGTGCGTAGCGCATTGCTTTGATTTTCTCGTTGAGTTCAGCTCTTTGAACATCGAGCTTATCTAATTCAGAAACAAGTTTAAGAATTTTATCGTTGCGTTTTTCCGCGGCCTTATTCTTCTTTTCCATTTCTTCTTGCTTCTTTTTCTCTGTTGCTAGTTTAGTGATTGTGGCAAAAGTAAGTTTCTCTAAAGCTGCATCACTATCTGCACCAGTAACATTAACATCAAAATTAACACCAGTAGAATCTTCATATTTCAGACCCATTGAAGTAGTGCCATCAACATTAGAAACACCTGTTACCGATGCAGAAAAACCAAAATCAGTATAATTTTCGTCCATTATTCTCCCATCTAAATAGAAAACTCATTTCTCAGAATAACTCTAAGTTGTTCCGCATAAGTTTTCTTTCTTTTTGTGCCAGTTTCCAATTCATCAGCTAATTCTTCAAGAAGATTATAAATTGAAACCAACTCTGTATGATAACCATCGGCTATAAGCTCATAATCATCGCCAGTATTTTTGTCTGGTTCTACAGAATATTTCTCTTTATAATAATCATCTAGTTCATCATAGTCAATACCCTTTTTGATAAGGTATTCCCGCAATCCTCTTTCATCGTGGATAAATACCCCATCAACCGTATCAGCATTTGGAAACCAAAAAGACATTTTTCTTCCTCTCATTTGATAATACTATTATAGCAAACCAAGAAATGAAAGTCAAGAAAAAATTTTAATAATTCGTATAAATATCTATTGTGTCATTGCGCCCAACGCCAGTATCATAAACTCTGCCTTCTCCAAAAGGCGTAGATACAATAGAGCCTTGCGGGTGAGCGTCCGAAGCAACAACTACATAACCACTTGAATCACGGTAGATGCCATCGTCTCCTGCGGTCCATTCATCGGTTCTATAATGGCGCAGTACATTAGAAGAATAATAGGTGTATCTATATCCATTTTGATTAATTACGCCTTGCGATTGAAAATCTCCACCGCTATAATTAGAAGAATTGGTAGAATTATAGTCTGGGATTGATTCACCAGATTCTCTTGCTCTCTGTTCTTCTAATTCTTTGGCATCTTGTCTATTTTGTAATTCATTCTTAAATTCATTGAGTTCTTGAATTTTAATATCTAATTCTTCAATACTTCTAATGTCCTTAATTTTATTTACAAAATTTTCAAGATTGGTCTTTTCGTAATCTTGAAGATTTCCCACATAGTCCGCAAGAATAGAATTACAGAGAGTTAAAACTTCATTTTGTTTCTCCTCTACTTTTTCTTGCCACTTGGACATCATGGCAGGAGCTTCTTCTTTTGGATAAAGCGTTTCTTTACTGCGAGATAAGAATTCTGTTTGGTAAGAGGACCAAAAGTACAATGAAATCATTGCGCAAGTTGCAATAAAACTAATTAGAAAAATAATAGGTCGTTTCTTTTTGATAAAATCACTTCCTCACGATATTCATCTTCTTTTGAATTAGAAGATTCTGTAATTGCAAAAATTGTTCGCACTTCTTACATTGATTATTATACCTAGAATCACAATGTCTCTCGCAATTAATTTTATAAGACGTGTACTCTGGAATAATAAATCTATCATCAAATTCAAAAGCTAAATCTGAGTTTAATTCTTGCAAGTTGCCATTCCATTTTCCTCTGCGGAAAAAGGCTCTAAATAATACATCGTATTGCGCCCAATCGTATGGTTCGCCGCAATCAAACTCAAAGCAATCAAAATATTTATCCAAAAGAATCAAATCTTGTGGTCTATATACCATAGACTTATAATTAATTCCCTTATCCAAAGCAGTTGCAGGAATACGATTAAGAACACACCTTAATTTAACTCCATAACTCTTGGCAATCTTAGAAACTTCATCTAAATTATAGCATAAGTCATCACTAATGTATAATTGAGAAACGCCAAGAGTAATCAAAGAATCAAGCATAGCATAATTGTATGCGGAAACACTATTGTCAAAAAAGAATTTAACATTATTCTTTTTCAATTCTGCTACATGATTAATTTGCTCTGCTCTTAACTTAATATAAATATTCTTATGAATTTTATTAACAAAAGTTACCGCAGGAATATAAAATTCTTGCGGGAAAGAGATATTAATATTTTTAGCTTGATTTGCTTCCACGAATTCAATCAGTTTATCTATATTGCTGCTGGTTGACTCAATGGGATTACCGCTTATTTTTATAAAATCAATATCAAATTCTTGAACGTATTGGTTTACTTCATTAAATGAATTTGAATATTTGAAAGGAATACAAATTTTTTCTTGCTTATCTATATCAGACACCTCCTCTAACAGTAACATTCTGCGCATACTTGGTCATCACAACACGTTTCTCTATAGTAATCGTCGATATTATACTCCAAATTTTCTATTATTTCATCTGTTGACATAATAGGCTTTCCGCAATTACAACAAATCGCAGGTCCAGAAAGACAAATTGCCTTAGCTTTTTTCACAGGATTCCTATAGCACAAATACCTTTTACTGCTAGGACTTTCAATAAAGTCATTGTACATAAAGCCAGCAGTGTAGACAAAGATTTTCTTGTCTTTCTTCTTATATTTATTTTTTAAAAGACTAAGGTTCATTCTGCCGTGATTGTTTTTGCCAGAAGTATACTCAAGATAATTTTCATCTTTGAACATATAAGTCCAGCCAAATTTTCCCTCGACCATTGAAGCAAGTTTATCTAGGATAGCTTTCTTCATTTCTTCGTGCTGGAATGGGTACTCCTTTCCCGCAAGCAGAATGTTCTTATTAATATAAAAAAGACAACGCCATGATTTGTTGTTCCAGTCCGTCCTTTTGACTTTTTCTTTAGTCTTGGTATAGGCGATTACTGTCAAATTACTATTCATCATTTCTATAGCACCATTGCAATATTCACCATTTGGCAATTTCATGCAACTGCTCCACTTGTTAGTTACGCTCATGGTAAGAAAATCAAGCGGATGGATACTTAAATAAATAGTTTCAACCCTACTCTTTTTTGAAGTAATTGTACTTATGGTAGTTCTAAATTCCTCATATTCATCATTTGTAGCAAACTCATAAATTTTATTAAGTTTCCCCAAAGCTCTCATAATTTTTGTTCCGCGAGGAATTTTAATTTTTCTACGAGTCTTAGGATTGTACAAGGGCATATCATAAGTTGTATCATTAAGTAAGCCAGCAGGTCTTACCAATCCGGTTAAATCAAAAAAAGTATTCCTATCATAAAATTCTTTACTTCGATTATCACTTAGAAAACATAAAAATTTTTCTATAAAAATAGATTCTGTTTTTTGAGTCCAAGCATAAACTTTTTGGTCATAATCATTATATGCTGTTCCCGCATAAGCAACATAAAAATCGCCAGCATATTTTGCAATCTCGTCATAAGTCTCTTCATACCTAATTTTAATTTCTGCGTCAAAAGGAATAATCAGCTTTTGACCGAAAAGCTTAAAGAGAGATTTCTTGTTCTTATTCCAATAGTGTAGGAATGTCGCAGTAGGAGCATAATGAGACGCAACAATCTCATTATCACTAGCGGCATGATTAACTACCATGTCCCTGATATTGTCAATTCTTTGTAAATCATCTGCGGGAATTGCATCAATAGGATACATTAGAAATCTCCTCAAAAAGACTTATTATTTTTATTTACTTCTATAGTATACCAGATTTTTAAAGAATTGTCAAGTCAACTATCCCCAATAACCACTATAATCAAAGATGCGGAAATTGCCCGCAAGGTCATAACCAGCATTGTAAAAATCTAAGTCATTAATGTCAAAATCTTTTACGAAAAGTAAGAAATCTTCAAATTGATTTGGGTAACATTCAAAAACCTTTTCAGCAAAAGTATTATACATATCTATATCACTAGAAAAATTATCATAAGATTTTCTAAAAGTTTTATAATCTTTTTCTGATAAATGAGAAGATTCTTCTGTGCAAGATACATGACGGTGAACTTTTTCCGCAAGGTAAAAAGGAAAAGAAGTATCATCAGTTTTAAGCAATTCTGTATAGGTAAAAATGTTATCTAAACATCTAAGCTCAATGACAGAAGATAAAAATTCTTCTATTGCACAATATTCATTAAAAGTATTCTTCCCATACGAGCTATTAACACGTATACAATTTTCACGTCTAACAAAATTGTCGTAACCTTTTTCGTATAATTGAGGAATTTTAATTACCCAATCAGATTCGAGGCTAGGGGTAAACACATTTTTAGATGCACCTTCTCCGCAATAAAGAAAATCATTGTCATGAAGAACACCAAGACGAAACTTCTTTGCACACGAATTCCCACAAAAGAATTTCCTTTTCTCCTTTTGGGATAAAGTGTCAATCATTTTATTTAATTTTTTAATTAATTCATTTTTAGTTTCTTCATCTGGTTTCAACAACTTTACCCCTATCATCAAATTCATGAACCAATGGCTTAGACAAAAGTAATTTATCTATGCGGTCGATGCTATCAAAAACTTTGAAATTTTGACGTTTTTTAATAAAAGGAATTACTTCTTCTTTTATATGCAGATATTCAATGTATTCATCTTCGGTTAGCTTGCGGGAACACCCCCTCAAACTTTCATTGTCCACCCATTTTCCGATAGGGCAAATTCCGCAAGAAAAGGATGGACAATCATTACATTTTAGCTTTACTATTGGCATTATTTTCTACCATTAAAATCCTTTCTCCAATCCATCGCATGACTGGAACTGCCATAGAATTTCCTATCATTTTATATCTTCTTGTATTACTAAGAAGTTTTCCATTAGGTCCTGGAACATTAGTCCAATTATCTGGAAAACCTTGAATACGTTCACATTCTATTGGCATTAAATATCGTGGTGGATTGAATGATATAAATGGCGCTACGACACTGTTATGAGCTGTTAAAGTGGGAGATAAATTTTCATAACACTCCGCTTTTGCTGCTGTACTTGCTCTACAAAATAGCGTTGGCTGGTGACTACAAGCTAGTGCAGGGGATATATCTCTATGAATTAACGCTCCACATCCACCTTTGCCGTGTGTGTCGCCTCTTACATTGAGAATGTAGCTTGAGCTTGTAAGACCCTCTTCATCGGCTCCGGCAGCGGTTTCCCGTACTTTTCCACCCGCTTGAGCATTCCCGAGCAGGCTTTCGCACTCAAAAAGTACTTCTGCGGGACCGCTTCCTCCTTTTCCAAGACATCCGACAACGAACACTCTTCTACGTTGCTGGGGCACTCCAAAGTATTTCGAGTCCAATATTCTCCATGCGAGACTATACCCGAGTTCCGCAAGGGAGTTGAGCAAAAATCTGAAATCATTCCCCTTTCCGCTCGATAAAACGCCGGGGACGTTTTCCCAAATGAGCCATCTTGGACATACTTCTTGAATAGCTCTGATATACTCAAACATAAGTCTTGATTCTCCATTTAAACCCTCTCTCTTGCCCGCATAAGAAAAAGATTGACAAGGACTTCCGCCAACAACCAAATCAATCTTATTGCTATATTTTGACCAATCAACATTAGTTATATCTCCCACATTAGGAATAGATGGATAATGGTATTTCAAGACGCTTGCGGGATATGGGTCAATTTCACTAAAGAGAATAGGGCTTAAATTTAAATCTTCCCATGCACAAGAAGCGGCTTCTATTCCACTAAACAAACTAATATAATTCATTTTTAAGCAGCGTTTTTCTTATCAATAAAGATAGTTCCGCCTACTACCAAAAGTCCCCCAATAAGAGAGCCTAAAGCAGTAGAAGCCATTCCAAGAGCATAGTCATAATCACCTGTCGCGGGTAAGACGGCTTTCTTCTTTTTCTTTACCTTTTTAGCAGGTTTCTCTGGTTCTGGCTGTGGCTCTGGTTCATTGTCCTCTGGCGTAGGTATTGGCTGCGGACCAGGGGTAGGCTCAGGAGTAGGAGTTGGCTCTGGCTCAACAGGAGTTTCTTGGTTGTTTCCATTACCATTTCCGCCACTATCTTGATTTACATATTGATATGTTGAATCTTGGGCAGTTTCACGACTTTTAAGCTGGATATAGTTGCTAGTACTTTCAATACCTTCTGTCTCATAGTACATAAAATATTGTTTACCATTAAAATCAATAGAACTCAAATCCCAAGTGAAACCGAAGTCTGTTAAAACTGGGTCTGGAACATTAGTGACACGAACCCAATTAGAAGCATTTCCTTTTTCGTCCATGGTAACACTATATAGGCGGAAAGAGCCAGGGACAATCGTAGTTCCATTTTGAACAATATCTTTCAGAAAAACGTTGGTAAGATTTTCCGCAGATTGGTTTAGACGAACAGACCACTCTACAGTATTATGGTCAGTTTTTACACCCCACTTGGCAATAATTTCATATCCAAGTGCGCCATAATGTTTAGTTGTAAAAGAGGTTTCTACTACTTGACCTGTAGCATCATCAACAAGTCGAAGAATAGTTTGACCAGCTTCCGCATTACTCCTAACGTGAGCCGCAAGCCAAAGTGTACCATTTACGTTTTCTTTATTTTCTACCCAAGAAGTATAAGTAACAGTAACTTTTCCTGCGGTAACTTGTGCTGTAGCCATTACTTCGCCATCTGGCGCATAAATATTAAAGCTACCAGCTCCATCTGCGGGAAAATCTAGTACATTTGGAATAGATAGAGTAAAAGTATCACCCTCATGGACCGCGCCTTGCGCTTGCCAAGATGCTTCCAAATAAATATCTTGATTTGTATATGCGGAATCTAACTCCTGTTTGAGCTTATCCGTCACTTTGAAATTAGTGATAGCTGTCGGCACAGTTTGAGCTTGTGCAAAAACTGGAATTGAAAGCACAAATGCAAAAATTACCGCAACTAAAAATTGAATAATTTTCTTCAAAGTATATCCTCCCTTGATTATAATAATTTTGATTAGAATGAAAATTTCGATAGAATGTCTACCAATTTCTCTGCTGATTTTTCATTAATAGCAAGAGATTCTGGATATCCAGTAGTAAACATAACTAGTTTTTCTCTTTCACAGAAAAAAGTAATTTGCTCAAAATTAATAAATATATCTACTCCATGTTTATCTTGAATTTTTAAGAATTTATTCGTCATAATCATCACTCAATTTCTTCAACTGGTCCGAAATATTGCACAAATTATCATAAATCTTTTGATTCAAACTATTTTTATTATCCTCCGCAATATCCTTCACTTGCTCAGCCAGGACAAAAATAGATGTAAATTCTTTGTGAGTAAGGTCTTGCGGGAAATAGCCCTCTAGTCCGTTGCTAGAACTAGTGTTAACAACCCAGTCTCCATCACAATATTGCAGACAGGTAACGGTTAATTTTCCTCTTGCAGGCTCTTCATATACTGTATCACCGATATTAATAACCTCGCCATTTCTATCCAATGGCAATTCAACCATATTAGAAGTGTCACATAGTTTGTAAATACGCATTAGAATTTCCTCTTTATATTTCTCATATGGCATATCACAAGCTGAAGGATACCCAAAAAGAATGTAGTAAAAGGGGTCGCTGTCACCATCATATCTTTTTATTCTTTCAACAATTCCCGCACGTTCTGCCTTAGTTAACATTATTACCTCATTCTATTAAGAAAAGAAACCGCCCCAAAAAAGTAATGCATTTGCAATTAAAAATCCCGCAATTTCAGTATTGACATTATATGGCTCACGCTCTTCTCCGTGATGAATAGCAACAAAAGCAATACCAAAAATGCCAAGAGCTAACCAAATTATCTGCGGGAGTCCGAATTTAATTATCATCTTCTACTTCTTCCCAATCAGAAAGTGGTACCGCAACTGCTGCACTATATTCTGTAAGATAATCTTCTTTTATGAAAAAAGAATAATCTTTGTCTTTCGTTTTAATAGTAGCGATAATATGTACCACAAAAATACCATGAGAAGCAAATGTGTCAGTATCTTCTACAGAAACACTTTCATATCCATCTTCTAGCATGGTAGGAAAATAAGAAGCGGCATTTTTCATAAGACCATCAAATGCTTCTTCTTCTTTCGGACTTAGCGGCAAATCTCTTGTATCAAAATTAATAAAAAATTCCATTTTTCGTTTATACATAGCACTCTTTTCTCGGCATTTTTAATCTTAAATAATAGTATACCACAAAAATTTTTCCGTGTCAATAAAAAATCTCTTACGGTTTCCCGCAAGAGATTAGTCTATTCTGATTTAAAACTGTCGATGGCACTTTGCAAATTTTTTCTTAGCTCTTGGATAGCCATCTTTTTAACTTCTTCTTCCATTTCCAAGGGGTAGATTTCATCAGTTCTATTATAATATTCGGTACGTAATTCAATAAAATCTTGCGGATACCACTCTTGCGACACAAAAATTCTTTCTGTAGTTTCATCTTCCATATAAGCAAGAATATAATCGTAGGTTTTTTCTTTCCGTAGGATTGGCGTTAAGTCGCTGAGATAAGAAGTTCCCTCAGCTTTATACCTTTTAGATGCCCACTCATATAATTTTTTATCATCTTTCTGTAAAATGTCAGATAAAGTTTCAAAATTGCCAATCATGTATTCTGGTTTGATTAATCTATATGATGGCTCTACTTCAAAAGAAATAGTTTTCGTTTCTTTAACTTGAAAAGCTGGTGCTTCTTTAAGTTTTTCCTTAAACCTTCTATTTCTTTCTTCTTCTTCTTCAATTCTTTTATTTTCCGCAATCTTTAGACTTTCCGCATAAAAGACAGCCTTATCCCTTTCTTCCTCTGCGGCAAAGAGACATTTGAGTAAATATTCTTCTGCCGTTTTAGCACTGCGGCAATTCTTATATCCGCCCATTATTCCTCCACCGCAACATGGCGTACTTCAAAAGCAACTAAATCTTCTGGAATACCATGAGTGCGGGTAATGTTGATAATATTTTCCGCAGCTTCCTTGGTGTCATACCATTTGG